GGTGCGGAACTAAACGACTATACCAAACTAATAGGAAAACTGTGGTTTATTGGCATGGTAGCCAGGGCTTACAAGCCTGGGTGTACTAATCGGTTTATGATTATCTTCCAAGGCAAGCAATACATCGGCAAGTCTACCGCTTTAAGGATAATTGGCGGTAAATGGTTTAGGGATACGGTTCTAGACCATCGCAACAAAGATCAATATCTCAATTGGCAAGGTTGTTGGGTTTATGAGATAGGCGAACTGGATAGTTTTAACCGGGCCGAATCCACCACAATGAAAGCCATCATTTCGTCACCGTCTGATTATTTCAGGGCGCCCTATGAGGCCAAGCCGATGGATTACCCAAGGACGGTCATATTTGCCGGTACAACGAACCAGAACGAGTTTTTCAAGGATTCGACTGGCAATACGCGGTTTTGGCCCATACAAACCGGAACCATTGACTTGGATGGATTGGTTGCGATTAGGGACCAGTTGTTCGCAGAAGCGACAGAGCTTTATCGCCAAGGAGGATCATGGTGGCCAACCATGGAGCAGCAGCGTGACTTGCTCTATCCCGAGCAATCGGAACGGGAGATTATCGACCCTTGGGAGCAGATTGTAGAGGAGTATGTTATCACGAAAAATTTAACCACCATTAAGGATATTTTGATTGACTGTCTAAAGATTGACGCGGGGAAGATTGATGCTTCACGCAGTATGGCGATGCGGGTAGGTTCAATACTCCAGCGGCTTGGATGGAAAAGGCTAAGGTCAATGAGGGGCGGAAAACGAGAATACCATTATCAATCACCCATCAATACCGGTAATTACGATGCATTCTAATAAGTTTTCATCGTCGGCACAATTTCCCTTTTGCCCTACCTGCCCTACCATTGCCCTACCTGAAAATTCTAAGGTAGGGCAGTCTATGTTATTGAAAATAATGGAGAAATTGACGATTGCCCTACCTGCCCTACCTTGCCCCCTCGCGTGTGTGGGCGCCCATGCGCGTAATGGTGATGTAGGGCAGGTAGGGCAGGTAGGGCAATGTGTGTGTAATCATGTAGTTATCATGACCTACCTAGTGTTTATATTGCCCTACCTGCCCTACCTGAAATTAATAGGGAAAGTGATGAATGAATGTGTAGAATGTTCAAGTAAATGTTTTACTTACAATTTTGATCTTTTGTGCTGTCGGGTTCGTTTTTTATTGTCACTGCCTAATGCGAAAAACGGGCAATCATGGCGCATGGGTTGGGTTAAGCGATGGGAGTCGCAATACGGGCAGGAGGCTGCTCAATCATCCATGGCACAGGCTAGGCAGGCGTTAGGGTTGTGAAGATCATCATCCAATCCAACATCAATGCGATACAACAGGCATTTAAAAACGATGCTAAAGGGCTGACTTATGCTACCAACTTTGCATTGAACAAAACGGCGGCGGCGGTGAAACAGGCAGAACTGTCCGCAATACGGCAAGTGTTTGACAGGCCAACGCCCTACACGTTGAATGCATTGCAACTCACGCCATCTACACAGGATAACCAGACGGCCACTGTCTGGTTCAAAGGCAGGGCAAAGCACTACTTAGAGCCTCAAGTATACGGAGGAAGCCGTGACTTGCGGGCGTTTGAAAGCCATTTGCAAGCGGTAGGTGTCATGCCAGCCGGGACGTATGCAGTCATCCCAAGGGCGTCATCATGGGCGGCCAGGATTGATGCATACGGTAACCTTGCCAATGGGTTGATCGTGCAATTGCTGTCGTATTTCAGCGCAAGCGAACTGTGGGCAGGGCATACCAGCAACACGACTGCCAAAGGCAAAGCCAAACGTGCCAAGGTTGAGCGAACTCAAGATGGGCATGTAAGGATAGGTGGCATGGTCTACTTCATCAGCACAGGGCAGGAACACACCAGGCATCTACACCCAGGCATATGGGCAAAGAAAGGCATACACGGCAGCAACATCGCGCCCGTCCTGCTATTCGTAAAACACGTTTCGTACAAGCAGCGTCTGGATTTCTTTGGTATAGGCAGGCGGATAGTGGCGCGGGATTTGCCAAACAACACCAAAATAGCCATTGCAAAGCTGTTAGGTTCTTCCAAGAACCGTTAAAGTAAGGGTAATTAAACCCTTATGTTATGGCTAGTTACAAACTTTTGCGCTTTGGGTTGCAATTTTTTTTAGGTTTTTTAATGAACAAGTCTACAAGTTCGCAATTATCGATTGAATACATTGCAATCGACCAATTGCAGCATGACCCGCACAATGCGCGTAAGCATCCGCGTTCGCAGATTGATGATTTGCAAGCCATCATCCGCGAAGTGGGCTTCATTGACCCCGCCATCATCGACCACGCCAACGTCATCCAATGCGGCAATGGTGCGGTTCAGGCTGCCCGTGAGTTAGGATTAACGCAAATCCCCTGCGTCAGGATAACCAACCTATCCGAAAGCCAACTACGAGCCTTCAGGATCGCCCACAACCGCCTTGCCGAACAATCCGAGTGGGACCACATCATCCTGCGTCAAGAAATTAACCTATTGCCGCTAGACCTGATACCGCTGACAGGCTTCAACCCGTCCGACTACATCGGACAAATGTCCATCTCCAACCCATTCAACGACGACAGCCAATCAAACGACCAGACCCAAGAAGACCCTGCCCCCTACACTGTCAAGCAAGACAACGGCATCAAAGTCCCCATCATGCTTGAACTCACCAAGGCACAAGTCATCCGCGCAAGGGCCATCGCCAAAGCATTGAACATGCAAAGCGACATGTCCGCCTTGTTCCTGTATTTTTTAAACCAGTACAATGATGAAGGGGAAGCGTCATGAGCCTCCGCCCCTATGTCGGTGAATACCTGATCTCCCCCGTCCCGCTGCATTTCGGGCTTAACGTCTGCTCGCACGGGTGTTTCTACTGCTTCGCCAACCTCAACAACCCGGAGCGCCGTTCCGACAACGCCGACATCCGCTGGCTGGCCAAATGGCAAGGGGACGACGCAACGCTAATCGGCTGGTTCCTCAAGCAAGGCTACCCGTTGCTGGTTGCCAACGACAGCGACCCCTTCGCCGCCAGCAACGAACAAACCTTCCTCACCCTGCACGGCATCTGCAAAGACAAGGACATACCGATCTGCTACCAGACCAAAGGCGGAAAGCCCGAACACGAAGCGCTTTTGCTGGATAGCAAGCCAACCATGATCTACATCTAACCCCCGCCCATCACCGTGCGGGAACCCTAACCACCAGACCGGAAAAAGCCCATGCCAAACCATGATATCAGCGACATCACCGTCATTTTGGAAGACGTTTACACCCAGGATGAGATCCATAACTGGATGAACACCGCACAAAACGGATTGGGCGGCCTTACCCCTGCCGAGGCTATTAGACAAGGCCAGCACGGTACCGTGATGGAACTGGCGCAAGGGTTGATCGACATGGTTTTGTCCGACTAAATACCATGCCCGCCCCCGGCAATTCCAAAAAGCTAGGCATCTCCATCCGCGAAGCCTCCCGGCAACTCGGCGTGACCGACACTGCCCTGCGCAAATGGATAGCCAACAAGGGCTTTGAAACGCTGGAAGACGGCAGCATCGACCCCAAATACTTGGAAGCCCAGGCCGCGCTCATGCGCGAAAAGCACGACCCCTTGCGCGGCGGCAAGCGCGTCAAAGGCCGCAGTTTGCTTGACCCTGAGCCGCCCACTCAGGAAAGCCCGTTCATCGAACCCACACAGGCCGGACACCCCGTCGGCGCGACCCGGACTAACATCAGCTTCGAGGACGTGCGCAAGGAGAACATCCTCCGCACCATCCGCCAGCAAGACCTCGACTATGCCGTGTCCGCCAAGACCCTCGTACTGGCCGCCTCGGTGGAAAAATCCCTGACCGACTTGGGCGCACTGGTGCAGGCCAGCATTGACCGCTTGCTGGACAAGCTCCCCGCCATCCTCGCCGGGGAATCCGACGACCACAAGATTCGTGCCTTGTTGGAGCTGCATTTTGACGAAGCCAAGCGCGACATGGCGCACCGGGCGGAACAAATCGGCAAGGGTTTGACGGTATGAAACAAATAGCCTCCTTCCCCGGCATCGTCGACGGCTACCAGATCGCCCTTAACGCCTTTGCCCACGGGGTCAGGCCGGTGGAAAAGGTCCACATCTGGCAATGGGCCAACGTCAAGCGCTGGCTACCGGCATCCTCCGCTGGGGAATGGGGCCAATGGAAAACCAGCCGCGTCCCCTATGCCAGAAAACCCATGGAATGCCTCTCCCCCGGCCACCCGGCTAGGCGCGTCGTCGTCATGGCCTCGCGACAAGTCAGCAAGACCGAAATCGGCAACAACATGGTCGGCCACTGGATAGAATACCGCACCGGCAACCTAGGCTGCGTCCAGCCCACGCTATCCCTGGCGGAAAAGTTCAGCAAAACCCGCCTTCAGACCATGATCGAAGGCTGCGACACCCTCAAAACCAAGATAGGCAATCAAAAATCCCGCGACGGCAACAACACCATCTTCATGAAATCGTTTCCCGGCGGATTTATCCCGATCATGGGCGCAAATTCCGCCGCATCCCTGCGACAGATGCCCATGGCCGGGCTGTTTGCGGACGAGATCGACGAATACGAGCGCGACATCGAGGGCCAGGGTGACGTGCTGGACATCCTTGAAGGCGCAATGACCACCTTCCCGTTCCGCAAAATCTACCTGTGTTCGACCCCGACCATCGAAAGCCTCAGCCGCATCAACTTGGAATACCTCGCCAGCAACCAAGAGCGCTACATTGTCCCCTGCCCCCACTGCGACACCCTCCAGCCGCTGGAATGGGACAAGCTCGACTGGCCGCACGGCCACCCAAAACAGGCAGTCTACGTCTGCCCCCATTGCGGTTGCGTCATCGAACACCGCCAAAAAGGGGACATGCTGCAAGAGCAAGGCTACGGCGGCCGCGCCGAATGGCGCGCCACCTTCCCCGAACGCGAAAGCAACCTCGTCTACGGATTCCACCTCAACGGACTGTATGCCCCGCTCGGCCTGGGGTTGACGTGGGGGGAACTGGCTGTCATGTACGAAGACGCGAAAGACGACCCGATCAAGTTCAAGACCTTCCAGAATATTCGGCTAGGGATATGCAGCAAAGACCCGAGCGAAAGGATAGAACACCACGAACTGCAAGCCCGAGCAGGAGGTTACGCAAAAGGCACGGTGCCGGCAGGGTTCTACATGCTGGCGGGTGGCGTGGACGTGCAGAAAAACCGCGTTGCCATGATAAAAGTCGCCTTTGGCCCAGACCGAGCCATGGCATTTGTGGATTACATCGAGGTCCACTGCGACCCCACCGACAGCACTGAACTTGCCCGCATCATCGACGAATGGATGGGCCAACCCTGCCCCAATACACGCGGCCTTGAAATGCCGGTCGAGGCATGGGCCGTCGATGCCCGGTATTTGACGGATGACGCGCTGCACTACGCCACGCCACGCCGCGCCAGGGTCATCGCCGTGCAGGGTCATCCCTCCCCCGGTGCGCCGTTGATCGCCTCCAAGCCCAGGGCCAAGCACTTCAACTGGCCCCGGCTGGACACCCAGCGCTACCACGGCGAAATCTGGCCCATCGGCGGCCACACCTTCAACAACCATTTCTTTGCCCGGCTAGTGGCAGACCGCGAACTCCCCCCTCACCATCGACGGATACAGTTCCCCGGCATCCTCCTCACCGCCGAACCCTTGGAAGTCGAACACGGCTTTGACGAGGAGTTTTACCTGATGCTGACCGGCGAAGTGTATGACCCGAACAAAGGCCGCTGGGTCAAGTCCCGTCCGCGCAATGAAGCCAAGGACTGCGCCACCTACGCCGCCGCCGCCGCCTACCAACCCAAGTGGCGCGTCCACCAGCGACCGGCGGCATGGTGGGCGGCGCGGAAAGCCAAATGGGAGCCGCCGCTCGACCTGTTCAGCGAATCGGCGCAATACCCGGCTATTACCCCGGTCTTTACGCCAAAAGAACCCGTCAATCCCCAACCCGCCGCCGACAAACCGGGCATCCTCGCCAACTCGCCCCGCTTCAGGAGGAACCTGTGAGCAAGCCCCCCGACATCCTGGCGGTTTGCCTATGCCGCATCCGCACAGAGATTGGCAAACCCGACGGCTTGGATTTGGAGCGCATAGAAAGGGAATTGCGGCTGGAATACGGCGGCGACTGCCACCGCGTCTACTGCAAGCCGCCAGACCTCCCCGCCCGGATTATGGCTGACTTGGACAGCGGCCAAACCGTCGAAAACGTCACCCGGCGCTATGGCGTATCCCGCGCCACAGTCTACCGTGCCAGGCTGAAATAATGGTCTACGGTCTATTTATAAACCTATTGCAATCAACATTTTATAGGAATAACCCATGCTAAACGATGTGTTTCAGGACGAACTGGATACAGTCATGCTGGCCAAACGACAGCGGGAACGGCGGGAAGTCCTCGCCTTGTGCGGATTCCTGCAAGACCACCTAGACGAATTCCAACGCCATGCCTCCGTACACGGCCACCTCGAACCGGAGGAAAGCTACGAATTGCTCATGAAATTGACCCGCCATGCCGCCGACTAACGCCTGAATTAAGCGGCAAGCGTAGCGAGTCCGCTTGAATTTAGGGTTAGTCTGGCGGGCAGAGAGACAGGGCCGGGGTTATCGGATTTTGCTCTTTAAATTTACAAACTTGTGAGACTGTACCGATGAAGAATTTAACAGCCGAGATTGTTGGTTGGGACAAGACATGCATACTAAAGCAAGCTCTGAAAAATGCTGGATTCGATGCTGGCGAAACCATTGGAGGGTTGTGGGTGCTTGTGCCAGAGGATAAAGTCCAAGTCGCTGTAAATATTTGCCGGGACATGGGAGGAATCCTACATGACAGGGGGACAACTTCCATGATGGATTTCCAAGATGCGATTCGGCAAGAGAAAGCGGCTAAAACTATAAGGATGTGAAGCCTAACGCGAATTAGACACCTAAAAAGGTGTATAAACCCGAATTAACGCGCTTTTACACCTTTAACCTTAGTTCCCACGTTTCGGCGTGGGAACGCCCAAGCCTACGCTACCACTTAACCCCTCGCTCCGCCAAAAACGCCTCCATCGTTGAAATGTTCTCGGCTTCCCATGACAAGGCCGCCGCCGTCAGCACATGCACCACATGCAGACGCTCCAACAGGATGCCAACGTCCTCTTTTGCGCACAGCCCGTACACCGTCTCCAATTCGGTCAGCAACCCCGCCGCCCGTTGCAGCGTCTCGAACGTGAACGCCTCCGAAATCAGCGGGTTCAACCGGCTTGCCTGTTCCCGCGTCAACTCAACCTCGGCGCTCATGACACCACCATCGGAGCAACCGGCGCTTGATAGGCATACACCCGCTTGCCGTTGCGCGAAGCCCGGAACCGCGTCCAGCTCAGCGCCTTCAACACCCCGCCCAGCTTGGTCAGCAAGGCCCGCCGCGTCATCGGGTACGGCGGCGCGACCTGCCCGGCCAGTTCGTCCATGGTGATGGTCGTCTTCCCCGCCACGAAAGCGGCCACTGCCGCCGCCAACCCGTCCGCTTGATGTTCACGCCTAGGCTGGGTTTTCGGTTTGTCGGCAGGTTCCGGCGGTACGCCATGCGCGTATGTGCGCTCGCGGACATAATCCAGCGTCACCCCGCAATCCACCAGGTAGGCCATCGCAATCGGCGGCGACAGCTTCATCAAGAGGCCCATCATCCGCTTGTCCACGTGGGTAAAGGGCGATTCTGTCTTGTGGATGGATAAACCAGTTTCAAGTTCCTGCCAACGGTCATAAACACGCGCTTGGACTTTATAGCTCTCGCTCATCACCATCAAATGGGCTTCGCGCTTGGGAAGGTAGTAGCAGGGATACTCTTGCCCATTCTGAGGATGAAGGTAGGTGCCCTGAAATTTTAGGACACCCCCTTCACCCAAGACTTTGACTATTTTTTGCATGAAATTGTCATGCCGCAGTTCGGCTTGGCCTTCCTCGCGCATATCGTTGATGATTTTGACCAGTTCAAGGCTGGACATGGTGGGGGCGTTCATGGTCAATGAGTTCATGATTAAGCCTCCATTGCCATTAGATTAAAATCAACGGTAGGGCATTCATCGTTAACCACAGGTATTACTGGTTTTGGCTGTTTAATCCCTGACTTCCTCTCAATCATTGAATAAGTCGCTTCATCCAACACTACTTTTGCGGCCCGCATGAATTTGATGGATTCCTTTTCCTCCTTCTTCAATGCGGCTAGGCGTAGCCGTTCATTCTCCTGTTCGCGTTTGATGTTGACTGTGCGCAACTGTTCCTCATGCAATTGCTGGCGGGCCAGCGCGGATTCCTTCTTCATCGTCCCATATTCGGTTTCCCCTGTATGGTTTCCGTTCAAGGCGACGTTGATTTGCTTAATAAACGCTTTTAACTTGCGCCATGTTTCCCGTTTTTTATGCATGGCGTAGCGGGCGCGGCGCATCCAGTCAGTATCGATGGGTTTCCCCATTTTTCGCTCAAGTGTGGCTTGTTTGATTTGATCGTCTATCAAATCATAGCCAGCTTTCGCTTCTTCACACTGTTGGGTGATGCGCAATGCAAGTTCGGCCAGTTGCGGTTTGGTAAGGCCGTCAATAGGGATTGAAAGCAAAGGGTTTTCTTCGGACATGTGCGAAGATGGGTTGTTGGCGGGGTTGTTCATGGATGACTCCAAACTGGTAATTGAAATTAGCCACGTTCAGTTTGTCTGCTGAATGGGTGGCAGGATGTGCGAGGAGACAAAAACCGGCAGTTTGGGACCGGCGAACCTAAAGGTTCCCCCGCACACCCCACCATAATGGATGGAATTCGGGCGTAAAAAAACGCCACATTCCGAATGGAGGGCGCTTGGTGCGCCAAACTGTCTTTCCGGTTTGTCTTCCGGCCTTGCCAGATGCAAGGATGTACAGCCTAGCATGACCGGATTCACCCTGTCAAGCCATACAGCAACAGCCTAAAAAGCTTACTGGCTTAAATTTTAAGCCAGTAATAACATGGTTCACCCTGTATAATACCCTTGCCATCCTGCCAAGTGCCAACCTTGGCCCCGTAGCGCACCGATTCACCTCCGGTGCGCGGGGTGGCACCATCATCAAGGCCAATATTGCGTGCCTTTCCCCATCATGCCATGAGCCACCTTCAGCCATTCCTTGATATAACGGTAGGATGGCACTGTGCGCCATTTCCCGTAGCGCTTAAAACCCCTGCGGTCCATGGCGCGGCCTTCTTGAGTCATGCTACGGTAGCGTTTTATTTCACGTTGAGCGTTCATTGTGCAATACTCCCCTCGTAACTGAAACCCTTGCGAATTTCAATCCCCAACTGCCTAGCCAGTTCAAAAGCCTTTTTCCAGTTATCCATTTCCGACTCGTAAACCGCCATTTTCCCGGCCAGAAATCCGCAAAACACAATCACCCGCTCGGTTTTGCCGTGGTTGAAATCGTTGATTGCCATGTACATAATCATCTCAGCGTTCATTGTATTACCCTCAAAAAAGCCATCCTTGGCCGTTAAAAATCAATTCAAATACCAGTTTTTCCAAGCGCTAGGCTGATGGATCCACTCACCCGGCTTTATCAATTTGACTGAATCCATGGTTTTGTCCGTTTTCACATGCCGCCTTTTCAACGTCTGCTTCAACGCTATTGATTCCTCTCCCATTTGCATCATCATCCAGTTATGCATTGTGTTTCTGTCTGTTGTGTTGGTGGCTAACATGGTCTTATCTCCCAAGATTCGTTTTTCTATTGATATACACTATACAGCTATCATGCCAAACCCGTTAAAGCCTGATTTTACCTTATTATGAGGTAAAAAATTAGTTATGACAAGCAAATTTTACCTTGTTTTGTCGTTAAATCCAGACAAAAACCCATAAAAAAACGCCAAACATCCAAAAAAAGACCGAAAAATACATAATATCAGATACTTATAGTTTTACCTTGTTTTGTCGTAAAATCCAGACGCAAAACCAAATAAAACCAATCAATAAAATAAAACACAATATAAAACAATACACTAGCGTTTACCTTGTAATGTCGTAGATTGACGACAAAAAAAACCCGTGATAGACTGTCAATCAATAGTTTTAAGCATTAATTTAAACCGAATTATACAAATCAATGGCTTATCTTACCTTAAAATGAGGTAAAACTGGCATGATGATTGTATATAGATAAGCAAGAGCAAAAAACTTAACAGGAGACAGCGAACATGTACAGAGTAGTAATAGAGTCAGGAAAATTTATTGCAAACCCCTATGATGATTTATTGTAGGAGGAAAAATGCGTGAGGGGTGAGTTTGATGATTACGGTGATGCATTATTAGCATCCTCTAAATTATCTCAATCCACAGGTAAGGATTGGACTGTGCACGAAAAGGAAAGCAAACAAAATCCAGGATACGCGAAACGGGCTTAATGCTGGCATTAATCGTTCCCACGGTCTTCGTGGGAACGCAACTGAGGAGACAGCGAACATGACTACCAAAAAAACACAGCATATCGGAAAAATCACCACGGGCATTGATGTCAATGAAGACCGTTGGTTTGATATTCCAGTCCTATCAGCAGGAACCCAACTCCCAATGAATTCAATAAAAGTGACTATCCTTGGTGGCAAATCATTATGCACTCACGATAGCACGGGCTATGTCATCGGATTATTGGAAATGGACACAGACGGGGCATGGTTTGGAACGGAAGGCTCGCCGTGGAAAACAAAAATCTTCAATCCTGAATTAAAAATACTCGAACGCTACGGATTGAAAATTCAATGAAACCCAATCCTGAAACCTACAACCCGGACCCTGAATACCTTCAGGGTCTATTGCAGCAAGCCTACCCGGATTTGCCGCTGTTCAAGCGCTACGAAGCGGCGGCTTCGGCCTTGAATATCAGCGTCAAAAGCATACAAGCCTATATTGATGCAAGGGGGGTTGCCAGTACAAGGGACATACCCTATACGGCACAATTTGCCTTGGAATGCCTGGCACGGGGTGAAGAACTCTGCCCCGTGTGCCACGCGCTGCTCAAAAACTTAGAAGGTTAACAATGAACGCCAAACCCTTCCTATTCCTGCTCTGTGCGGCATTGTCCGCACAGGCGGACATCTACAAATGCGAGATTAACGGCCGGACGGTCTATCAAGACCATCCTTCAGCCTCCTGCCAAGCCACCGGCATAGACACTCAAGGCCCAAACCCGGAAGACATGGCGCGCATCCTCACCGAACGCGAAAACAACTCAAAGGACTATCATAGGCAAATGGCGGAATGGGAACATGGCTGGATAGCCAGCGAACGCGCCAAGATAGACGCGCAAAACGAGCGCACCCGGCAAGTCGGAATGGAAACCGACCGGCTACGCGCCAAAACCCGCGCCATCCTCAACGACATTGGCGTGGTGCATCCCCCCGTCTACGGAACGCCCTTTTTCCCCATGCCGGTCGTCATCGTCAACCCTCACCCGCACAGCCAAAAATAATTCCGGCGTGTCTCAAAACACGCTGGAATTGCAACACCCGCCCGGCCTATGCTTCCCCCATGGCCGCCATCACCCTTATTCAAGCGCAAACCCTCCTCGACAACTGGGTCAACCTCATGACCAAGCTATCGGCCTCCCCTGCCCAGTCGGTCACGTTTGAAGGCCGGTCCTACACCTCCAAGAACATTCAGGAAGTCCAGAACCAGATCGTGTTTTGGGAAAACCGCGTCAACGGCCTGACCAGCCAAGCCAACCGCCTGACCCGCGCCGTGAGGGTCACGCCCGCATGGTAGCCAAAGCCCTCCAGTACAAGAACACCGGCATCGACCTGTCCGGTTGCAGCATCAAAACCCAGTCCGAAATATGGGAAACCCGCGCCATGCAAACCGGCGGCGGCTACGCGGGGGCCCGCTCCGGCGCTTTGCGCTTGTGGCGGCCGTTTGCAGGCAGCGCGGACACCGACACCGTGTGGGATTTGCCGGACCTCCGCGCCAAGTCCCGCGACATGGGGCGCAACAACCCCATCGGCAGCGGTGCGTTAAGGACGGACGTTATCCGCGTCATCGGCACCGGGCTTTCCATGCAGCCGCGCATCAATCGTTCTTTATTGGGATTGTCCGACACGCAGGCGGAAGAATGGGAAGGCAAAGTCCGTGAACGCTGGGAAGACTACATTTCATCGCAGGACTGCGACGCGGAACGCAAGCTGAACGGCTACGGCCTACAAGTCATCGCCGAGCGCTCGCCATTGGAAAGTGGCGATATGTTCGTCCAATTTGTGCATATCCCCGGCCGCAACCCGGAATCAAGCCTAGCCGTCAAGTTGATCGAGGCGGACAGGATCATGACCCCGCCGCACCGGGCCAACGGCATCAATCACATGGAAGGCATCGACCTCGACGCCAACGGCGCGGCAACCGGCGCATGGATATGCAACAAACACCCCGGCGACATGGTGTCTTCAACCATCACCGATTATGCCTATGTCCCGTTCTACGGCCCGGACAATACCCGATACTGCCTTCAGGTATTCGGAACACCCGAAACGCTTAGGCCGCAACAAACCCGTGGCGTCCCCTGGCTGGCCCCGGTCATTGAACCGCTCAAGCAACTGGCCCGCTTCACCGAGGCGGAATTGCAAGCCGCCGTGAACAATGCCATTTTCAGCATGTTCATCGAAATGGAGTCGAATGCGTTCAACGACTTGTTCAGCGGCAACGACATTTTCAACGAAACCGAAAAACGGGATTACGTCCAATCCAGACTGCAATGGGAAGGCGACATGACCGGCGGCAAGGCCGTCAACCTTCTCCCCGGCGAGAAGGTGCATGACGTGCAACCCACACACCCCAACGCGGGGCTGGACCCGTTCATGCAAGCCATCCTCAAGCAAGTCGGCCCAGCTCTCGGCCTTCCCCCCGAAGTGCTGACCCTGAGCTTCAACGCCTCCTATTCCGCAGCGCGGGCCTCGCTGCTGTCGGCTTGGCAAACCTGGCGATTCCGCCGCGAGAACGCAGCGGCTTATTTTTGCCAGCCGTGGTTCATGCAATGGCTGTACGAGCAAGTGGCCATCGGCAAAGTCCAAGCCCCCGGCTTCATGCAATCCTATTCCCGCCGCCTGGCGTGGTCCAAAGCCAATTGGATCGGCGACGGCCCCGGCAGCATCGACCCCGCCCGCGAAATCCAAGCCGCCCAAGGCCGCGTAGACCTAGGCATCTCCAACCGCGACATCGAATCCGTCCAATACGACGGCATACCTTGGTCGGAGAAATTTACCCAACTGACCAAGGAACAGCAATTAATGGAAAACGCCGGACTGATCGCCCCCGCCGTCCTGCCCAAAGACCAGGTTAAACAGGAACCAAACGGCCCGGGAGGCCAGCCATGAAATGCAACCAGGCCGGCCGCGACCTGATCGAACGGCGCTACAACCGAGCCATTGACGAAACATTGCTAAACGACATCGAACACGTCATTTCCCGCAATCTGCAAGGTGCGCCCACCACGGACAACCAGTTCGCCGCCTTCTGTGTGTGCGCCTACGACTTCGGCCTCTATCCATTCAAGGTTTCGGCCGTTTTCCAACAGCACGGAAATTATCGAAAAAATGCAGCGCTGTGGCTGACCCCGTATCTGACCCATGACGGCCTGTCCGCCGAATACCGCAAAGAAGAGCAATCCCTTTACATGGCCCCAGACACCTTACAGGCGCAAGCGGCATGAGCAAGAAAACCGCCATAGACTTTATCAGCACCGGCGAACCTTGGGCCATCCTCGAAGCCAGCCTGGACCAAATCTTGGCAATAGCCCAGCGGCTGAACGAGGAACCCGAAGCACTTGTTGCCAAGCTCGGCCGACCGCTGGAAAACACCCGCACAGTGTCCGTTTATGACGGCGTAGCCGTGGTCCCAGTGCAAGGCCCGATCTTCCCCAAGGCCAATTTGATGACCGAAATTTCCGGCGCGACCTCGCTGGAAATGTTCGTCCAAGACATGATCGCCGCCGACGAAAATCCCGCAGTCCTTGCCACAGTGGTGGACTTCCACACACCGGGCGGCCAGACCGTGGGTGTTCACGAGGCTCAAACCCTGATGAAAAACTTGAAAAAGCCTTGCGTCGCCTACATCGGCGGCAATGCCGCCAGCGCGGGCTACCTACTGGCTTCGGCGGCGGATCACCGCGTCATCGACCCCATGGGCATGGCCGGTTCCATCGGCGTTGTGATAAAGCCGAAAAAGAACGACGACGGCAGCATGGAAATCGTCTCCAGCCAGTCCCCCGACAAGCGCCCGGACCACACCACCGAACCCGGCCGCGCCGTTTATCAGGAAATGGTGGACAACATAGCATCGGTGTTTGTCGAAACCGTCGCCGAAAACCTAGGCGTTACCCCCGAACACATCATGAGCGCCAAGGGCCGGATGCTGGTCGGGCAAAAAGCCGTTGACCATGGTTTAGCCGACGAAACCGGCACACTGCAAACCGCCATCAACCACGCCCGCCAACTGGCGGGGAGCCGCAACCCCCATCCACACGGGTACACCCACATGTCAAACGACCCAAACACCAGACTGCAACCCGGCGAACGCATCAATATGACTGCCGCCCAATTATTGGCCGAACACCCAACCCTCCATGCCGAACTGCTCGCCACCGGCGAAAAGACCGGGTTTGACAAGGGCTACGCCCAAGGCAAAACCGACGAACTGGCCCGCATTCAGGCGATTGAAGCGGTCGCCATGCCCGGCCATGAAGCGCTGGTCGCCACCTTGAAGGCCGACGGCAAGACCACAGCGCCTGAAGCCGCCGTTGCCATCATCAAAGCGCAACAGCAAGCCGCAGCCCTTGCCGGACAGCAAGGGCTTGACGCACTCGCCGCCTGGCAACAGGGCGCACCGCCGCCGGTCAAAACCCCTCCATTGGACGGCAAAGACGCGACCGGGGCCAACGACCAGGACAAGCCGGAAGCTTCCCTGCCTGACCCGGAAGACGTGTACGCCGCCCGCAAAAAAGCGGCTTGACCCATTCGCCACCCAACCCTATAGGCACACACCATGACCATATTAACCGAACCCGTCCACCCCGGCGAATTCCTGCTCAATGAAGGCGAAGGCACCATCAGCCGCGAATCCGTCACCATACCGACAGGTGAAAACCTAGTGCCAGGGACTGTCTTGGGCAAAATCACCCAAGGCACCATTACCGTGGGCACCGTTACCTTCGCGGGCACCGGCAATGGCACTTGCACCAAAGCCAGCACGGCCTATGGCGCGGGGGCCCACAATGGCAACTACACCGCCGTCTGCATTGAAAAGACCACCGACTCAGGCCTGTTTGAGGTGCTGCGGCCGGACGGTAGCAGCGACGGCTTTGCCTTGACCGGCAGCGCCTATGACGGACAGGTGAAGTTCACCATCGCCGACGGCAGCACCGACTTTGCCCAAAATGACAAGTTCACCATTCCCGTCACAGTGGCTGTCGGTAGCGGAAAATACAAGGCGTATGACAAGGACAACACCGACGGCTCCGAAGTCGCGGCCGGCATCCTGTTTGCAGCATCGGACGCGACCGGCGGCGATCAACTGGCCGTCGCCATCGTCCGCAACGCGGAAGTGATCGAATCGCTGCTCACCGGCTTCGATGAGACCGCGCGGACGCAACTCGCCGCCACCGCCGTCATTGCCCGCTAACCCAACACAGGAAACAGGAAACCGCCATGGCAACCCCCAATATTTTCGATAACAGGCTGTTCTCGCTGATCAGCCTCACCGCAGCCATCACCAACCGGCCCTACGTCCCCACCATGATATCCGACATGGGGCTGTTCGAAGAGGAAGGCGTACCGACATTGGATGTTTGGATCGAGGAGGAGAATGGCATCCTCTATCTGCTGGATGTCAAGCCTCGCGGCGGACCCGGCGAGCCGGTCGTCACCGGCAAGCGCAAGGGTTACATCTTCCGCTGCCCGCACATCCCTCAATCGTGGGCGGTACAAGCCGACGAGGTGAACTTCATCCGCGAGTTCAACACCGAGAACGGCCAGCGCACACTGCAATCGGTCATCAACCGCAAGCTGTCCATCGCCAGGCGCAACCTGGACTACACGATTGAAAGCCACAGGATGCTGGCGCTCCAAGGCATTTACATGGACCACAACAACGACCAAAAGTCGCTGTTTACCGCGTTTGGCGTTTCCCAAACCCATCTCCACATGGACTTGGCAACCTCGGCCACCAGCCAGTCCGACAAGCACCAGCAGATTTACGACGCGGTCGAAGCCGCGCTGGACGGCATCCCGTTCACCGGCATTGGTGTCATCGCCGGGAAAAACTACTGGACGGACTATATCGGCAACGACGACATCAACAAAACTTACTTGAACACGCCCATGTCGGCTGAACTAAGGGCCGATCCGCGCACACCGCGCACCTTCGGCGGCGTGGAAACCCGCCGCTACCGTGGCACGGCGGCGGTCAAACCGGCGGACGACGAAGCCATTGCCTTCCCGTTGGGCGTCCCCGGCATGTACCTGACCCGGTACGCCCCGGCGGACATCCTGCAAGCCATCGGCAATCTAGGACTGCCGTACTACTCCTACCCGATGGAAATTACGCCCAAGGGCGTTAGCGGCGAGGCCCAGTCCAACCCGCTGAACATCGTCACCCGGCCTGCAGCCATCATCCGGCTGTACAAGGGCGCGAGCTAGGCTAAGGCAATCATGATGCATCACGACCCCGCAAACTGGACATTCCAGCAATGGCTAACGCTGCTGCTGTTCCCCTTTTGCGGCGGTTTGATTAGTTTTTACCAGCATCATAAAAAACGGATGTATTGCAAGGATGCAAGGCCGTTTAATATGATTGAGTTTATTGCCGAGATTTCCACATCAAGTTGCGTAGGTGTCGCCGTTGGATTCTTTCTGGTTCCGATTGACATTGAAAGCGCATGGATATATGCAATCGTCGGTTTTTCAGGGTATTCTGCCAACCGGATATTATTCCTTAGCCAAAACATAGCCGAATACAAATTAATCTCTTGGAGTGGTGTTAATAAAGACGATTTTAACAACATTCTCAAAACTCACGGCCAAGATGATTTAGACAAACTAGACTCGCTTGAAAGTTTGGAATCCGACGGGGTATGTTTGCCGGTTTGGCAAGCTTTTTATCTGATAGAGCAAGGCATAGCCATGCGGCATATGCTGTGGCCTAAAAACCAGTTCGTCAGTATGCCAACCACCGGAAAAATACATTTGAAAGCGGAAAACTTATGGTCAGAACCTAATGCGGCATTTGGCCGTACCCAACCCGATCAACTTGTCTTAATACTGCCTTCCATATCCATTAAAATGCCCAACGGGCAAATACTACCTGGATGGACACCGTCCGTGCAGGACATGTCCATTCCTGGATGGATCAGGGTTTCCGACACAGAAATAACCGGAATTGCCCAACAGTCGCCTACAACTGAAGGGCATACCGACCAAACGGAGGCTCAAAGTGACTAATCCGTTTTTTGACTTAAGCCTGCTTAACGAATCCTTGGACTCCCTTGGCAACACCGACATAACCATAAAGGTCGCTGGTGTCGCCACGGTATTGCCCGGCATATTCTACGCCCCCGACTCGCCGCAGACGATGGGAGGGTTTGGTTTCCCGGAAGTGCTGCCCCGAGCATCCCTGACAGCATCCTTGTTTTACCAGACCTTCGCAAAGGAAGGGGATTCTGTTGTTGTGGACGGCATTGAGTACACCATCTCCCAACCGCCCAACACCGACGGCGGCGGGCGGGTGTTGCTGACACTAAGCAAGGCGGTATCCAACCTATGACCGCCATTGGCAACTTCTACGACTTGGAACCGCACATCATCGACCGTGTGAAGCTAAAGATGCCCATGGTCAACGCCGTGGCACCGTCTTCGACGCTGTTTGGCGAAGTCGGCCACCTGATCGACCCCTGTGGCGTGTTCGTGCGCGAAATGGGCTTTGTCAAAGTCAAGGATTCGCAAGGCAGGAACCCCGAAATAAGGCAGGCATGGCAACTCATCGTCAGTGTCCCTTTCCGCACCGAAGAAGGTGAATCGACCGCCAAAAAAAGGGCGGGCCCGTTCGTCTGGGACATCATCAAATTCTTTTCCGGTTGGGCGTCCCCGGTTGCGGGCCAAGGCATTTTTACCCTGTCGGACAACCAACCCCCGGCCGACTACCAACCCTCTGGCCGCGCCGATTTCGCCATCCAGTTTGAAACCCAATTCACGATTAAATCGGACATCACATGAACATCAAAGACCTTGAATTTCCCGAAGCGGAAGAAATCAACGCCCGGCCGGTTAGCGAATTGCCGTTTGAGCCTACACTGCCGCCGCCGGTCATCGTGACGGCGGTAACTGTGCAATTTACCGACCCGAACCACACCCACAACGGCCAGCCGGCAGGCGGCCAACCCGTCAGCCTCGCGCCAGAACTGGCCGAGGCTTGCTTGAAACAACGCATTGCAACCCTAATCGAGGAATAATCCATGTCCGACCCCATCACTAATTCATGGCTGCATGGCAACCCACAATTCGCCGTTTACAGCACGGAAACCGCGCTCGGCAACTGGTCCGACGAGATCAACGCCATTGATTTCAACGTAAACGCCTCTTCCGACGAAAAACGGGAGATATCAATGGCGGCTGACGACAATCTCCAGACCAAGAGATCTCTGTTCGTCCAAAAGCCGACAGAGATAGAAATCAGCCTTTCCGAAGTCAACCGCACATTAGTCGCCGCCGCGCTCCACGGCTCGGCATCCTCGCTGACCCGCGCATCGGCCACTGGCGAAACCGCCACCATGATACTGGTCCTGGGCGAATGGGTGCAGATCGTGGACGCCAACGGCAAGCCCGTCCGCCACGTGGATACCGCCGCCATTACCGATAAAGTGGAAGGCACTGATTTCCTGACCAACGAAGAACTCGGCCAGATCAAGGCATTGACGGCGGGCGGGGCAGGCTCCAAGACCGTGACCTACAACCTGAAAGCCTTTACCGGCTACAAATACGGCGTGGCAACCCAGTCGGCCATTTCATTCTCGGTGCAAATGCGCTTGAAAGACCATGCCACTGAGGTCTATTACCTTGTGACCATCCCCAAGATCACCGTGCAGGCATCCGAAGCCTTCAAACTGATTAACATGGACCGGCAAGACATCAAGTTCAAGGGGACGGTCATCAAAATGCCTAACCGCGAACTGGTCGAATACGAACAGTTGACGTTAACCGCCTAAATTCATTGGCAGAACTCTTTCAACCCATAGCTACGAGGACACCCCCATGCTATCCGAAGCCGACAAATCCGCACTGACCGAAGCCATCCACGCGCTGAAGGTCAACCAAGCCGAAGGCGCAACCTTGCGTACATTGCTTGCGCTTAACCCTGCCACCACCGACGCGGTTGGGCCTGTGCGGGAGTACATCACCAACCCCGACAATCCGGGTTCAGCCGTCGTCCCCCGCGCCAATCTATCCATACAAGACCTTCGCACCATGTTGGTCGCCTCGGATATGGTGATTAACACCAAGGCGGCAGATGTACAAGCCACCTATAAACAAGTCGTCTCCAATTTATCGGGGATGGTGACAGTCAACCTACTTGACGAGGGATGGTCCGAGTTTTTAGCCTTCCTTGCCGAAAACAACCTACTCAGCAACGACCGCCAAGCAGGGTTTACCACTGTCAAAGTTTCACTCGCCGAAAACGCCATAGGCCGCATTCCAAGCGAGTCTGAAGTCAGTTCGGTGCTGTTCGCGGACACCGGCGAACGGTTGATTTAAGCCATGACGGCGCTGACAAAAACCGTTCAAACCGTCATCGCCTCCGGGACGGTGACGGCGGGGACGCCGTTGCGCGGGTCCAAGTCCATGAGTACCGCCATGGGCGGGCTGCTGACCGGGAAAATCACCAACGGCGGCACAGGGCCGACGGTGCAAGCGACCCTCACCGTGCATGTGGCACATGATGTGTCCGGCTCGGACCCGTCAACCGCCGCAGCGGGGACGGTGTGGAAGATGCTGGCCGGGCCGTTTGGCGGCGGCACGACCGCCGGCGCAGTGAGCGAATGGGCGATTGAAATCCCGTTGGCGGCGGCGGCTGTGCAGGCCGAGTTTTCCGGCAACACGGGTCAGAACGTGACCGGCGAAGCCATTTTGACGAGGGTGGATACGGCATCATGATCCGCACAGTGCGCAGACCCATCAATTGGGCATCCCCGCAAGCGCGTGGACTCATAGGATGGTGGCCCTTGGACGAGCGCAACGGTGCGACCGCTCATGAGTATGTTGGCCGTAAACATGGCGTGATTGCCGTGAAGGACCAGCAAATTATCAGCCAAAACGGGCCAACCCTAAGGTTTGACGGAACGCAATCAGTGGATTTAGGTAGCGGAGATAACGTCAAGCCAGCCGCGATCTCGGTTTCTGCATGGGCGTATTCTACACAAACGGCATTGCAGGTTTTATTGGCGAGGCAGCGTTCATATACCCAGGAAACCACATATGGATTATCACAACGCAGTGCATCGACCATGTATTTCACAGTGGGGTATAACATAGGACTTGAATACCAAGCGTTAAGCAATAATGCGCTGCAAAACGTGTGGCAGCATTGGTTAGGCAGCTACGATGGCAAAACCATCCGGCTTTACCTAGACGGCATTGCACAAACCAGCTACAACTACACGGGTTCGTTACTTTACACCAATGACTATCCGACCAAAATTGGAAATTATTTTTCCCCGTACCATTGGCAAGGCCGAATCCGTGATGTGAGAATTTACAACTATGCGGTCGATCCTTCTACTGTTAAACAAATATGGTCCAACCCGAATGGGTTAACGTCTGACAATCCGCCGATAGCTTACTGGATACAATCGCCCTGGCTGTCCATCGCGGAGATGACGTGCGACCCGACTGCCAACGCTCTGGCGCTGACCACATCGGCCTTGTTGACCCTTTCCAGCCTAAATTCCAACCCCATTTGCACTGCCTTTGAGCTTTCGGCGGCAGTGCAAATGCTGTTGGCGGACATTGATGAAAACCCGCAAGTCGGGGCTGTCACCATCCAACAAGCCGCCGCGCTGTTGTGCCTGGAATGCTTTGGCAGACCGTTTGCCGACGCTGCCATCATGGACGATGCGGCGTTTTTGTCCGTGTCGGCAGCGGTTGGCAGGCCCACAAACGAAGCCGCAGAGCTTGCCAGTGCTTTATGGCTGGTGCTTTCCAACCCCGGCGCAACCCCGTCCGCCGTGCCGTTGTCATTGTCCGGGCAACTGGCTTTGGCCTTGGCGCAAGCCACATCCAGCCCGGTTGCCGATACCTTGGAACTGCAACAGGCCATTACGCTGCTGATTACCGAAATCACCGGGCTTCCCCGTCTGGACGCGGTTGCGTTGGGCGGTTTGCTGATCGGCTTGGGCAAGTTGATAAACCCGAACCTTAAAATCGCCACATTGCCGCTTTCGCTGCATTCCGCCACACCTACGCACACTATCAGGAGAGCCTAATGGCTGCAAAATATTACCATCCAAACGTTCTGGATTCCGGGCTGAACTACATTCCCGCCCGTGTCACTGCCTCTAAAGCCCTGCGTGTCCATCTATTGAAAGCCTACACCCAAGGCGACACCTATGCGACCTGCGTAACCAACTCGGTCGGCTCCAACTCGGTTGACCTTGTGGCGGGTGATTTTGCCCTTGCAGCCCAAGGCACACTAGGCCGCAAGCTGACCATAGCCACCAAGGGCGTGTTAGTCGGCTCAAATACCGGCGCAAGCCCCGATTTGCATGTCGCCATCCTCAACACCACGGACAGCGAGGTGCTTGCCGTCACCGACGAAACTACCAACGAGGTGCTGGTCACCGGCGACGTGCGGCAGATTCCGGCGATTGTTTTAAATATGAACCAGCCCACTTAAATGCCAGCGTTGACCCTGCATTTTTGGCAAGGCCGCGACAATGCCGAGGATGTGGTGTTGCTGGAATCCGGCACACCCGTAGACCCGTCCGCCGTCACCCGCGTCCAAGTCGTCCCACTGCTCAAGGCCGGTGCCGATTATCTGCCCGACACGGACAATGCCATGGATTCCAACACATCACCTGCTTTGTTCGATTGGCCCGTGGATGTGGCGTCCGGTATCTATGCCGGTGAAAAGGCCGTCCGCCTGAAATTGGGGGAAAGCGGCCTGTCCCAAGGCGACCATTACTGCCACATTGTCACGTTCGACACTGACAACCCGAACGGCCAAGTGTGGCCGCCCGCCTTATTGATCAAAATGGCTTAATCCCATGTCCGCCAACCAAACCGAACTCACGCTTAAAATCACCACCGACCAAGCCCAGGCGGTCCAGGCGCTGATCGACCTCGGCAACCGGCTGGAAACGTTGGGGCAGGAGCTGGACACAGCCAAGGCCAAGTCCGCCACACTGGAAAACGCTTGGGAGGCGGTGGGCCAGCAAGTGGACCACCTAGGGCTGCAAATCGCTTTGGGCAAAAAACAGCTACAGGACATGGCGGCCAATGGCATCGGCAAAACCCATGCGGACTATATCGATCTCAAGCGTGAAATCCAGGACAACGAAGCGGCGTTAAGGCGGCTCATGCCGTCGCTTAACCAAGCCGAGCGCGAGTATCGCGCACAGGCCGCCGCCGTGTCCAACCTGGACGCCAAGATCAAGCAAAACACAGCCACCTACCAAGCCAACAGTGCGGCTTTGCAAAAGGCCGGTGTGAACGTCGACCATTTGCAGGGCGAGTTCGCCCGGCTGACCCGCCAAGCCGACCAGAGCGCCCAAGCGCTCAAGGCGCAAGCCGCCGCATCGAAAACCGCAGGGGACGGCGCGGCAGGCTTGGGAACCTCCATCCGCAACACCATCGCCAGCTTTGCGGCCATGGCGACGGCGTATGTTGGATTCCAGCAGCTCAAGCAATCCATCATGTCGGTCATCGAGACCGGCGGCAAGTTTGAGAGCCTGAATGTATCGCTCCAGACATTGATGGGGTCCATGGAAGGCGCACAGCAAGCCTCCGACTGGATAGTCAAGTTTGCCAAGGATACGCCGGTTTCCCTTGACGGCGTGTCGCAAGCCTTCATACGCTTGAAAGCCTACGGGCTTGACCCGATGGACGGGACACTGCAATCCTTGGTTGACCAAAACGCCAAGATGAGCGGTACGCAAGAAGATCTTATGGGCATGATCATGGGTGTCGGGCAGGCATGGACGAAGCAGAAGCTGCAAGCCGAGGAAGCCAACCAGCTGATTGAGCGCGGGGTGCCCGTGTGGGAAATCCTGTCCAAGGTCATGGGCAAGTCCACTGCTGAAGTCATGGCGCTGTCCAAGGCGGGGGCCATCGGTCAACGGGAAATTAGGCTGCTGATCGAGGAGATCGGCAAATCCAGCGCGGGCGCCGCGAAAGCCCAAATGAGTACATGGGGCGGGTTGATTTCAACGCTATCCGACAACTGGACGCAATTCCTCAATACGATTGCCAAATCGGGTTCGCTGGATTGGTTCAAGGACAAGGTCAAGGAGATCAACCAAGCCTTCACCGACATGGCAAAAAGCGGCGAATTGCAGGCCAAAGCCCATGAATTGAGCCAAGCCATCAAGGGCGTTGCCATTGCGGCGGATGCAGGGGCCAGTCTGGTTGCTGCGGGCTGGAAGAAAATACAGATTGCGGGCACCTACATCGCGGAATACGTCGTCACCGTCGAGGCCGGTTGGGAAAGGCTAAAACTCGGCCCGAAAATTGATTTTTCCAAGATCAACGCCGACTTTGCCAAGCAACGGGAGGAAATCCTTCACGGTTCGGAAGCCATCAAGCAACAGGCCGCCGCCGCCAACGAACTCGCCGAGTCTCACGCGAAAATAGCCGGTTCGCTTATCCAGGGCACCGATGCATTGCGCGGGTTCACCAAGGAATCTGATCGGTTGGACGGGTTTGCCAAGGCCATCAAAGCATCTGCCGACGATACCAAGGGCGCGGCCACCGCATGGAAGGATTACCTGGAAACCGTCAAAAGCTCGGACTTGGCGGCGCTCATTGCGGAAGCAACCAGTAAAATGGCCGAATTTGGCCCGATTATCGGGCAAAATTCCGAAAAGATGAAGGAGTGGCAATCTGTCATCGATACGGCGTTAGGGGAATCTTTCAAACGTGCCGGAGTGGACGCAGAAGCCGCATTGACAGGGATTAGCACGGCCGTGTCAAAAAGCATCAAGGACATACTGGCACTGCAACAATCCATGACAGCATCCGGCATGGAAGCGCAAAAGGCGGCGAAGATCACCCTGGACGCGTTGACCGGCATGATCCCCAAGGCCAAGACCACAGGGGACATCGCCGCCATCCGCACCGAATTGCAGACGCTAGGGCAGGGCGCACAGGCCGCCACACCGCTGTTCAATGGCCTGACTTCCGCTTACCAGCAATTGGACGAGCAGCAGAAGAAACTGGCTCCTGGCAGTGCGGCGCTCACGCTGGCATTAAACCAATCCCGCGCCAGCGCCGAAGCGTTGGCCGCGAAGTTCAAGGACGGGACCGCCACTGCGGCGGATTTTGCCAAGGCCAATGCCGACGCCGCATCGGCCGCCCAGATGCTGGCGGCAGCAGAAGGCCAAGCCGCCGCCGCCACGGGCAGTTTGAGCAATGCGCAAATCGCCGCGAATAGCGTGATGGCTGAAAAAGCCGCGCACAACACCACCGTCCGGGCGACCAATGCGCAAATGGCGGAGGAGGAGCAAAAACAAGCCAGTGACAAACACGCATCCATGGCGCGGGCATCGGACGATGGTGTGCAGTACACCGCCACGCAATCGCTGATGACGCAAGCCTTATGGAAATTCGGCGAGGCGGGGATTGCGGCGATTAAATCCACTAATGAGCAGAGCTTGAGCTTTGATACGTGGTTCCAGCAAATGGAGCGCTGGCGAATTATGGCGGAACAGCAAATTGAATCCGCCGCTTTTTGGGAGCAGGGATTGCAACGAGCCACGTTGAGCGGCGAGGGTTTGAGCGCATGGATAGCCGGGGCATCGCGCGACTTCGACAAACTTGGAAAGGAAAACCTGTCCGGGCTAAACGCCGCATTGGATGCGGCGAAGGCAAAACTCGAATCGCTTCGCCAAGCCGCAGACGACACGCGAAGGTCTTTGCAAGACGAACTTGACCAGATCGAAGGCAACCAGGCATCCATCGAACAGCGCCGCTACGAGTCGCGGATTGCCGAACTGCAAGATAAAATCAAGCAGGCATCCGGAGACCAGTCGATGCTGGCCGACCTGAACGCCTCGCTGGCTTTGGCGCAACAAATCCATAGCGCAAACCAGAAGAAATTAGCGGACGAGGCAAAGAGCAGGGAAGCCTCCGCCCAACCCAACAAAAGCACACAGACACCCCAAGCCTCCACACCGATGGTGCGCTATGAGATTATTGTCAACAATAAAAAACATACCGTCGATGCCACGGCAAGCTCCAGCGTCGATATGTTTGCCGCCTTTGACTCGCTGAAAAAGGCGCAGAATCTGCAATGAACTCGCTAACCGTGGGCATGACGACCATTACCTTACCCGATGACCTGCTTTGGGCGGACGAGCTGTCATGGAGCACGGTCGCCCAGTCGGTCAAGCGCAGCGTGGACGGCGCGGCGATTGTGCAGGAGTCCATCAAGCAATCCGGCCGTACCGTCACGGTCAAAAGCCCGACTGAAGGCGGATGGATCAGCCGTTCCACGGTTCAAGCGATCATTGCAGCGGCGGAATCCCGCCCGACGGTGACCTTGAGTTTGGCCGGATATTCAAACATGACGGTGAAGTTCCGCTTCGACGGCGGTTCCTGCCTGGATGTCGAACCGGCTTTCACACAGTCGTTGCCCCCGTCCGGCGATCAATTCTATTCGATTGAAGCCCTTAAATTCATTGAGTTGTAGACATGACCCTATCCATTGAAAACGTCAAGCTCCAAACGCCCGAACGCACGACGGGAAACACCGGCGGACGCATGTCCGGCAATGAATTGGTGGACGGGCAGCTTAACAACCTGTTCCCCAACCTGACGACCGTGGACTTCACAGCGGGCGGGGTTTACATCGGCAAATGTTACGCATGGGTCAATTCCAATAACGTGGACCAATTGCGCGGGGCCTATGCCGTGCTGACCAAACCGCCCACGAATCCAGACGTGACTGTGGCAATGTTAACGACAAGGAATTGGTTCGACTACATCGATGCACACCGTGCGCACCTTAGCAATTACCTGTCCATTGGTCCTAGGATAAACTGGATACCCGCCGAAGGCGGCGCTGTTCAAGGTAGTTTGCAAATACAGGTTTGGGGCGGGGTGGATACGCCCAAGCCGGAAATCGGCAACACCTATTTTCTGGTCTACCACGAAGGGCTAGTGGACGAAGTGCGCGAGGCCATTAAAGTCGTAGACCTCACTCACACCGTCGAGCAGTTTGAGGACGAGAAAGGCACGTTCTACAAGCGCATTGTCAATATGCGGCTGGCCGCCGAGATCAACCAAACCTACACCGGGACCACCATGGCGCGGTATGCGGCCGGCGCGTTGCCAACATCGCTGCATTCGACCATTGCGGCGGGGGCTTCGCGGGTTTGGGGGGTCATGAAACTGGCTTCGCCAATACTTCAGGGCGATACCTCGTTCAGCGTGGAATCGATTTATACCCAAATCGTCCCGGCTTCCATCTCCGAGACGCTGGCAACCGACCAGACTGCGGCGGGGCGCTCGCTGGTGCTTATCCCCGGCATGGGAGGCAATGTCAGCTTTGAATATGTGCTAGACATCGGCCCTGGCTACAACCTCTATTTGGGGCAGCCAGCGCAAATCGGGTCGGTCTCCATTGTGGCGGGCCCGTCAACGTTGTCGGAAATTGGCGGAAACCTGTATAGCGGAGGGGCGCTGGTCGCCAACATCGACCACGAACACGGCATCATCCTACCAGTCACCGGTTCCCCAACGTATACCGGCAGCAAAACCGTCAGTTTCAGCCCTTCCGGGGCGATTGCACAGCCGCTGTCTTCGTCTTCCATCCTTGTGACCCTGACCAACCAAGGCCGGGTTTGGTCATTCAACATCCCCACACGCCCGACGAAGGGTTCCATTGTCATTAATTACATGGCGGGCGGCCAATGGTACGAGTTGCGCGACAATGGCACGACGATTGTCGGCAGCAGCACGGACTATGGCTCTGCCTCCCTGTCATCGCTCAATACCCTGTCCATGTCATTCGGCACCGCCCCTGACGTAGACTCCCGCATCATCATCTACTGGGGCGTGGATGTTTACACGCTGGACCAGTCGGCCAGCTTGGTGCCCAAGGCGAAGTTTGAAATCAACACGGCGGTTGCCCTGACCCCGTTGACCGTTGGCATAGAATGGACTGATTCAGAGGGTGCAAAAGTTGCACTTGACGATGGCAGCGGGGCGTTGACCGGCGATGCGACGGGGACTGTCTACTACGCGAAAAAGCAAATCGTAATCCAGCCCAACCGCACGCCGACCAAAGGCACGGTATTCACCGTCAGCGTCACGCCTAGGCTGTCTGCCACCGAGGTTTTCACCCAAGCGTCGATCACTGCCGGGGATGTCGTCGTATCCGGGGGGATGGCCTCATTCACCACGGCGCATTTCCCGATCATAGAAAAATCCATCTGGATGATCTACGAGGGGCTTAGAATCCCCGGCCAAGTCAAAAAGACCGGTTATTCCGTCCCTTTTTACACGGCGATTGCGGTTGGGCATACCGTCACTGAAAACGTGTTGACGGACGGCAGCACTAACTGGCGTGACAATGGGTCGGGCGGGTTCACGTCGGGGTTTGCCGGTTCCGTCAATTACGCCACCGGCGAATTCAGCGTGGATGCAACCCCGACCATTGCCGCGTCAGTCAAACAAGATTGGGATTACGGAGTGGCCGCGCCTGGCGGGGCTTATGCCGGCACCAGCTTTGTCGGCTGGAGCTACGAGCCTAAAGACGTCGAGTTTGGCGAGGGTTGGAAAGCCACACTGACTTACTTATATGACGATGTATTGACGGCGGTCATCGAATACCATGCGGCATCAGTCGCGTTGATCGACTTCCTTCCTAACACGGGAGGGCGCATCGTTCCCGGCTCATTGCGCTTCACTTGGTGCGGCAAGACCGTCATGGAGCAAAACGGCGCGTTGTATGCCGATGTCTCGACCGCCACCGGTTCCGGCGTTCTGGTCGGCACGTTAGACCTGGCAGGGCGCAGGGCTTCCATGACCACTTGGATAGAATACGAGAACAGCCCGCAATTGATTTCACTATTGACGCGGCTGTCCGATGACATCCTGTCAGAGATTACCATCAAAGTCCCGTCCCCTCCCATTAAAACCGGTGGGTTTACTGTGCGGGCCACGCAATTGGATGGCACGATGATTACGGCGACGGTGGGAGGCGACGGATCGATTTTGGATGTGGGGATGTATGGCAAAGTCTGGTATGAAATGGGCGTGGCTCACGTTCGCTTCGGCGACTGGGTGACGGCGGCGGGCAACGAAGGCGAACCGTGGTATCAAGCCTTGAACGTCGTTGGCGGGCAAGTCTTCAAGCCCGCGCCTGTCTTCGCCCAGTCCGTGGTCTATGATGCGACCCTGCAAAGCCGCTCCGCCCTGCCAGCCGACGTGATCGAGATTGAAACCGCCACCTTGCCCAGCGACGGCAAGCTTGAAGTGGTGCGTGCCCGCGACATGTTGTACTTGCATGACGACGATTCCATTACGGTTACGACACCCTCGGATGGCGAGGCGTTCGATTGCGGGCGCACGGCGCTGGAGCGCATATGGGTGAAGGATGCCACCGGATTGGCCGTTCCGCCAACCAAATACACCGCCACCGATGCGGAACTGGACGCGGGCGTGTGCCATTGGGCCAATCCGCTGAATTTGGACGGGTACACGACACCGTTGACGGTCTACCACCGCATCAGCGAAACCCGCACCGTCGGCGTGGTCGGGCGCTTCGGCACTTGCCGACTGCGGGACTTGCCGTTTTCGCGTGATTATCCCGCCGGGGCATTTATTAGCTCCATGCTGTACATGGGCCATCTATTCGCCGACTGGTCCGTACCCGAGTTCAAGCAGACCTGGCAATCGTGGGCCACGGCCGGAACCGGCAACGACGCGGCGGCGGCTTACGATTACGGAAACTTCCCGTTCACCGTCAAGAACAACGGCGTGACCGTCAAATGCCGGGTGGCGTTCGTGTTCCAAACCACAACGACCTTCCGCTGTTTGCTGGAGGGCTTCGGCCAGATCGACTCCAACATCCCCATCACGGCGGATTATGCCCCCATCAACCCGGCGACGGGCCAGCCGTATTTCACCATCACCGGCAACCACGACGGCGACGAACCATGGGGGGAAGGCTGGGCGGTTTTGAATTATGTGCTATTTGAATTGCAACCGTCCTCGTTCCCGATTGAGCCGGTGCGTTGCGTCATGCCCTCCGACCCGGTGACCGGCATGGATTCTGCCACCATAGAAATTCACGGCAATTTCGGATAATGCATGTACGCAACCGAAATCAACGGCGGCGACCTGGGCGGCAATGCCGATCCGATTGTCGCCCGCTACCGGGCCAATGTCGCCGCCTTCGGGTTTGAGTGGCAGCTTGGGGTTAAGGGGTGTTTCAGGTTCGGTTTTAAGTGGTCAACCGGGGACATGTCGGTCACAACGGCCAGGATGCCATGGGGTACCGGCGCAAGGGCGTTAGCCGCGCATGAATTAGCTTGGCAAGGCTGGCCGGATTCGCTGATCGAGTCGGCTTTTGAGTGGGAAAAGGCGGAAAACGCCAACGATGATTTTACCCTGCCATGGGTGAATGCAAGGCTGGAAACAATTCAAACCGGCATGGCATGGGAGGATTCGCCCGACATGAAGGTTCCGATTCATTGGGTTTGGCAAGCCACGGCCCGCGCAGCGCGGCCTGTCGTTTTGCCATGGGGTAATGCGCAAGCCCTGGCGCAAGCCTTCAACCTGCCATTCCTACCCTGCGCAAAACACGGCAAGGGTTGGCGGCTGCCGTGGCAAAAGGCCGGTAGGCCATTATGGTATTACCCCCAACTCATCATCCGCCCGGACGATCCGGACCAAGGCGGCGGGCACGACCCGGAAACCGGGACGTGGATTATATTCAGAAAACGAGCCTATCGCATGTTTCATGACATCAGCTTAAAACGTCTGCCCGATATGCTGCCCATTCCGGTCAGCGGACTCTCGTTCACGATGACGGCAGACTCGCCGCATATCACATTCAGTGCCAGCGTGATTGGGCGCGAGGCGTTCGCGTCCGTGCTGGCAAGCGAATCGACGGGTGAAATACTGGTTCAAGCGGACATAGACGGGCTGGTTTTCAACAGTGTGCTGGACCCTGCATCGGCTTCCCGCTCGTTTGCCAATGACAGCTATTCGATTAGCGGCCGTTCCTTGTCGTGGTACTTGGGCAATCCCTTCTCGAAACCCCGCGACCGCACCAATGGCGATGACTCCACCGCCCAGCAACTGGCCTTGGCGGAATTGGACGGGCTGCTCACCACCGGATGGACGGTCACATGGCCGGAAACCGGCGATTGGGCGATCCCTGCCGGGGCGTTCTCCTATGCCAACCTAACCCCCATCCAAGCAATTCAGCAATTGGCGGACGCGGGCGGCTTGATGGTCGTGCCTTCCCTGACCGGCAAGGCGCTGGACGTGCGCTTCAGGTATCCGGTCCTGCCTTGGGACTATGCCGCGACCACGCCCGACCTCATCATCCCCACATCGGCGGCCTTGTCCATTCCACAAAAATACTACGAGCCTTACGACTACGCCAACGCGGTCTATGTCGTCGGCGGCAGTGTCGGCGGCGTGATGGCGCGGGTGTGGCGATCCGGCACGGCGGGCGACCAACTGATGCAGCAAGTGCAGAACAACCTGGCGACCGACGCGACCACGGCCTACAACATCGGCAAACGCGCCTTGGCAAGCCAATGGAAGCAGCCCATCATCCGCGAGATTGAAATCCCCTTCGATAACGTCAGCTTCCCGATTGCCGAACTGGGGCAACTGGTCAAAGTGCAGGACTCCGAAGACGGCAATGTATACGGCATCGTCTCCGCCGTCACCATCTCCGTGACCGTGCAAGACGGCGGCATGGTGGAAGTCTCCCAATCCATCCGCCTGGGCGAGAATAGCGGAGACCCGCTGGCCTTGTTCCATTCCATCCTGCCGGCAGACCCGCTGCTGTTCGGCACGGTGGCATCGACCCATGCCGACGGCACACTGACCGTCGTGCAACCCGGCGGCGGATTGTTGCGGGTGCGCAATTCAGGCATTGCGGTAAGCGTCAGTGACACCGTGTTCGTCAAGTCGGGCATGGTCGTCTCAGTGGCCCCGTCGATGACCCTCTACGAACTGGAGGCGTGATGCTGGTTTTCAGCAAAGACTCCAATTCAAGGCTGGCGGCGGTTTTCCGCTCCAACCTTGCGCAGGGGGTTGCAACCGGCGCGACCTCGTTCACACTGGACGACGGGGCAGGGGACTTGCTGCCCACGTTGGCAGGTGACGATTCCATGGTGTTGTATTTCGGCTCCGACACCCATGGCGAGGAGGTAGTTTGCACCGGGCGCATGGGGGATGTGTTGGCCTGCCTGCCCATCACTCAGGACTGGCCGTATTGGACGGCGGTTTCGGCACGGGCCACGCCGTATATGCTGAGTGCGTTTGTTCAGCGACTAGAGCTGAATGAGTTGGTTGTTTTCGGCACTGGCGACGATGCCGACCGGCTGTCTATCAATGGCACAGTGTCAGGGCCGCATTTGACCGGTCCGCAGGGCACGGCGGGGGTGAATGGTGCGCAGGGTGTCGACGGCTCTGCGGGGGCGGATGGTGCGCCGGGACAAAATGGTGTTAACGGTGCGCCTGCCTCAGCCGATTTGCGCCTTACTGTTGTAAAGGAGACGTTCCCGCCGTTTTGCACAGTGCCGTTAAATGTGGGTTCGGTGTGGCTGGACAGCGCCACCTACCAAGCCCCAACCGCCGACATCGGCTGTGCCGACCCTGCCTATGCAGCAACCCTGAAAATCGTAAAATCCGACGGAACCGTGCTGGCAACCGTGGGCGGCTCGGCGGGGGGCATGGCATGGCACACGGCATCAGCCGGGTTCACGCTGGCTAATGCTGCTAACGTGGACATCACCCTTGAATCAAACCATCAAACTGCCGTTGCCATCGTGCGTGGCGTGAGGATTTATCAATGAGCTATGTAGAATCATGGACTTTAGGCTATAACACCACGCCCACCGACCAGACCACATTGGTCAACCAGATGGCGTCGTTCTGTCTTCAATTAAAAAACTTCTTGGTAGCCGGGGGGTGGTCAGTTGTCCAAAGCTGCAACACCACTTCGTTTGCAACGAACGGCACTGACTACTGGTCAACCATAGCCGACATCACCTTTGCAGCCACCACGTCAAACCATTCTTGGATTGTTTTGAAATCCCCAGAAGGCATGGTTGCAGGACTGGACGGTTCGTACACGGGCGACCAAAGCCGGTTGTGGTTTTCAATAGACTGCAATTATGCCAACACGGCAGCACAGGCCAAATTCTATTTCCACAGGGCCAATCCGACGATAGGCACAGCGGCGACCAACCTATGCCCAACTTCGACGTATCAATGGGGGTGGGCAACACAGCAATTCCTCCGCACTACACACGCGGCTACGGCTAGATTCCATTTTTTGAGGACGGCAAAGGGCGCATTTATGGCCTTCGTCGGTTATGCCTCGGTGGGGTATTTGCCGTTTAGTTTAAGTTTATTACCAGTTACGGCAGTCAAGCGCAACGCTGCAAATACGTTAGACTATCCATTTGCGTTGGTGGGTTTTTGCAAATGGTATGACGCTGATTATGGTGCGCTGTATAACTACAAAGTGGCGGAAACGACAAATTCCACCACAACAAACAGAGGTCCGTGGGGGTATGGGTTGCTGGGATGGGCGTATGATGGCACTGTGGCAAGTTTACAGCTTGGGACTGTGTCGTACTTTAACCAAAACTATAGCAATATAACAGGAATAGGTTTTGCAACCTATCCGTGGCCTGGGATGATCGGTGAAGCGTTCCCTTCCACCGGCGACGCATGGGGCGGGGCAAAGCGCATAGACGGCGATGTGCCTGTCATCTGCACGACAACCAACAAAACTGCGGCCATCGGCATATTGTCCGACATCACCTGTTCCGGCCTGCCAGTTTCGCAATCGTCCGTTAACGACGATGCCGACGTACGATATGCTTATGTTGGAAGTTATTGGCTACCGGCTAACGTAGCCCCAACACTTTAAGTCATGGCTATCATCAAGCAAGTTAAGTATTCAGGCATTATTAACACTGCAAATGCCCGTGAAGTGGCAAGACAAGCAAAATTTCCTCGCGATGTTAATTTCACTATGACCGGCATCGACAGCATCGGAACCCATGTACAGTGGACTACGACCAACCCGATAGCCACACCGACAAGCACCACGCCAACGGCAATAGGCACTATCGCCAATGTGCAAATTCTCGCGGCGTTTTAATGCTCAACGCCAGACCATTCATCATCGGCCTATGATGGTACTAACCCAAAGCACCATACATCAACCACTGTGGATTGGCTTTTGCAGACTTGGCAGGATTCCTCAACCCCACAACCTCCGCCAGTCTTGCCGCCATCTGTTCGCGCAAGTCCGGGCAGGGGATTTGCTTAATCAGCGGACGAGCATTCGCCGATAACGCCGCCCTGCCTTCCATCGTGTCCAAGTCAACACCGGCTGACAAAGCTTGAAACAGGAATGACGACAACGGCACGGCCTCGGCTATCCGTGCCATGAACGCCTCCGCGCCTTCCGCCCTAACCAGCGAATCAGGGTCTTCGGCCTCGGGCAAGATCACAAACCCCACCGAGCGACCGGCGCGGCATTCGGAAATGCTGGTTTCCAGCGCACGGACAGCGGCCTTGAACCCCGCCTCGTCGCCGTCAAAGCAAAACACCATCCGCTTGGCATGGCGGAACAGCAAGGCCACTTGCTCCACACCCACAGCCGTCCCGAGCGTGGCGACGGTGTTCGTCAAGCCAAACTGGGCCAAAGCAATCACATCTAGGTTGCCTTCCACGATGATGATTTCATCCGGTCTACTATTGGCTTGCAGCAGTTCGTACAGCCCGTACACCTCGCGGCCCTTGTTGAACACCGGCGTTTCCGGCGAATTCAGGTATTTCGGCTTGCCGTCCCCCAATAAACGACCGCCAAAGCCGATAACATCCCCTTTCCGGTTGCGGATGGGGAACATGACCCTGCCACGAAAGCGGTCGTAGTGCTTGCCTTCACGCTCCACCATCAAACCCGACTCCACCTTGTGCGCCATCGGCCACTCGTCTGGCAGGTTGCGCCACGCATCCGGCGCGAAGCCAAGCGCGTAAGTCTTCGCCATGTCGCCAGTCACGCCACGGCCTTTCAGGTAGCCAATCGCGTCCTGGCTTGCCTTCAGGCTGGACTGGTACACCCGCATGGCGGCATGTTGCACCGCCAGCAATGCCTCCGTGTCCACGCCGTGGCTTTCAGCTTGCGGCTTGGCGAACCTTGGCCGCTCCATGCCAGACTGACCCGCCAGCCAGTCCACCGCATCCAAGAAATCCATCCTGTCGTATTCCATTAGAAAGCCGATGGCGTTCCCATGCGCCCCGCAACCGAAGCAATGGTAAGTCTGTCTGACTGGCGACACGTTGAAGCTCGGGCTTTTCTCGCTGTGAAACGGGCATCGTGATTGGTACGACATGCCGGCCTTTTTCAACGGCACACGGTGGTCGATCAGGGTTACAATGTCGGTCTTTGCCAGCAAGTCATCCAGCCAGTCCTGCGGGATGCGGTGCTCGGGGTTAGCCATTGCGATTATTGTTGCTCATCGCTTTCATTATCCTCAATCCATTCTTTGTACTTATTTATTGCTTCATTTAATGCCTCATTGGGTGAATTTTCATCGTATCCTTCTAAATAACAGTCCCCCGTTAACTGAACATAAAAACCTTTGCCTATACCCGATACGGCATATAATCGTATTTCTTGCCCATCTGTCAGTAGGATTTCTTTTAAATCATCTTCGTTCATTAACCATCATCCTCTATTCATTAAAATCAAACATTCGCGCAAACAAGATCCGCCAAGCCAACGCCATGGCTTGCGGCACCTGCCCGTTGCCGATGGCTTTGATGCGCTGCGCGGCATGGGGCTGTTTTGGGCAGACTCTTTTTATAGGGGGTTCAATACACCATGGATTTCCCGTGACAAGATATAGTGACACCCAATTTTTTTCTTCGTAAGACATGGATCGCCATACCTCTTGAAGCGTTGATAATGTTTTCCGCAAAAGTCCAATTTCTTTGCAGGCATCCCACAAATTTTGCAATCCGACTGTCGCTTCGGCATTTCTTTCCCATTCATCCAATGATGTTTCGCGTGACAGAATATGCATAATGTCTCTAGGTTCAAAGGGTCGTTGTTTGATGGGTTTTCGTCTTTGTGATGGACTTGCAGTCTCGTTGTCACCCCACAAATTTTGCAACTTAATTTTTTGAATTTTTGCGCCCTGTATTGGAGTGCTGATTTTGTTGGGTTCTCTTTCATCCTGTGAAGGCTTGCGCACGTACTGTTGCAATAAATCCTTTTTTGAAATACTGTAAAATCTTCTAGCCTTTCGCCGTATCGTTTTCTGATTAGTGTTTTTGAGCAATGAAGGCATTGTTTCTCTGGCAATATTTTTGCTTTTGGCATTGTTTGCTCTCTGTTGAATAGTGTCGTAATAATTCGTTAATTCTTTAGAAATAACAGAATCAATCGATGTCCAGCCGACAGGCCAATTCATCAGCCATTCAGTCCAATCTGGATTAAGCTGGCCTTGAATCGCCGCCGTCTCGTTTTCGCGCATGATATGGCCGATGACTGAATCCCTACTTTTTTGCGAAGCGGGGAAGGTGATGTTCTTGCCGTCTTGGTGGCTAGGCGTGGGGAACGCCTGCACTTGGTCGGTCAAGTTCATGCCTCCGCCCTTAAATGCCCCTTTGGTTTTTTGATACCGGCCCACCCTATCGGCATAGCCTTTTTTGTGGTCATGGGCTTGCGGGGTTTGCCACAATGCCGGCCCGTCATTTTCCGCTTGCATGACGGCGGTTATCAAGCCGTCGCCACTACTGGCCGATGCGCCTTTTTTATTGTAGTTGCCGTTGATTGTGGGCGTGGGCCAGAGGGTTTGTGTCCTGACTTGGGCCGCTAGGCTTAACATGTGTCCTTTGGCAACTCTTGATAACCTTGGGTTGTCGTCAATCCGCCGCGAGTCATTCACATCCGAAACGGTCGGTGTGCGCCAATATCCACAGTCGCTTTCTAAGGTGCTTGGCGCCGGCATCGGCCGCCGATACAACCGCCCATTCCGAGTCATACCCGAGGGCGGCAAGGTCAGCAACGACTCGCCATCCTCCTCGAATAGCGAGTGCTGGACTGTTCTCCACGAATGCGAAACGGGGTCGAATGTCGCCAATAATGCGGGCGAACTCGAACCACAAACCGCTTCTGGCCCCGTCCAGCCCAGCGCCTTTCCCTGCGACGGAAATATCTTGACAGGGAAACCCGCCGCTGATGACGAGCCTGTGAGCGTTTGCGCGTAGCGCTCCAAACATTGCTGCACACTCTGGGTTGTCGGGCAGGAAGGTTCGCACGTCGTCCCATATTGGGAATATAGGTAAACTTCCATCCAGTTGCCTTGCAAGCAAAACTTTTCTGGCATATGGTTCAATTTCGACTGCGCCAAAACATCTATGTCCGAGTAATTCTCCGCCAAGGACGGAACCTCCTGCCCCGGCAAATAATTCAAAGGAATACAATTCCACATGACTATCCTATTTCTAATTGTTTAGTCGATTTAGACACCTTAAAATTAAGATGTTTATTATCATACTTACAGTGGCATGAACGGCACATTCTTTTGAAATCATTTGGGTCATCATAATTACCTGTTAAATTAGCCCAATCATATATTTTTGATTCATCAGTAGTTCCACAAACTTCGCATTTTGAAGGTTGGCCAAACCTTCTATATATCCTTGTATGTTTTTTTACAATTCCCGCATTACTTCCTTTCCATCCAGAATTATTTTCACCCCACTGATTTATTTTGTATGCCTTTCTTGGTTTAATCTCAAGTCTTTTCATGGCGTTTTCTATCACTTTCCCAGTTACTTCTAACGCTAATGCACACTCTTGTTGAGTCTTCCCTGATTGGTATAACTGTTTTAGCAATTCGTCATCTATTTTTGTCCTGTACACATTGGCTTTATTATTTCTCCATTCTTGAGTACATCTGCTTTTAGCAGCTAAAGACATTTTTTGTTTCGTTTCTTTAGAAAAAGTTTTCATAATACCGCCCGCACTAGCGAACAATGCCAGTTCATTAAGGTGTGTGGTTTTTTAAAGTGGTTTATTCATTGTATACACATATAGGTTATTGATAATATGTATTTTTGTGGATAATGTTCAATGGCCTGCAAAGCCGTGTACGTGGGTTCGATTCCCGCCTCAGCCTCCAATCTTTTTAATAATATCAATCTGTTGGAAATGTTGTTAATTTTCATTGGTTGATTTTATCGTTAAAAATAGCTCAAAATAACGTTAAAAAGTGTCAAAAAAGGCTTATAGTGTGGTTGAAACCACACGGCAACGGCTTTTTTGTCCGTTTCAATCCCATGGGCCTTTTTCTTGTAAGTGCGCTTTTGTCCCGCAGAACGGGCAAGTCAAGGCTTGCACGGGGTTGGTTTGAAATTCGCCGACCGTCCACCATCTGGAACATTGGCAGCATTCAAAGTGATACAAGGTTTCGATTGAATATTCATGCTTAAATTTATCGTGTGACATGGCGACTATCCGGCAAAGAAGTTCTGGCAGTTGGGAGGTGGTGATACGGTCCAAGTCGCTGCCCAAGCCGTACTATGCCACATTGGACACGGAGGCCGAGGCGAGGGACTATGCCCATCGCATCGAGGGGATGATTGCGGCGGGTGAAACCCCTAATGAGTTGATGGGGGTAGAACCGCAAGCGACCACTGTGGGCGATTGGCTCAAGATGTACCGTGCCGGTTCGCGGGTGTCGGCGCACGATGCCGATGTGATTGGTCGCTTGCCGGACGTGGTGACGGGATTTCCCGGCCACAAGTTGACGGTGGCATGGGCATTGTCGTGGGTGTCTTCGATGCATTCCTCTGGAATAGCACCTGGGACGATTCGTAAAAAGGTGGGAGCGCTGGCGAGGTGTTTGGATTGGTGCAAGATGGCTGGTTTGGTTGCAGCCAATCCAGTGAGGGAGTTGCCGCGTAACTATGCCGCCTACCCAGACGGGCATGTCAACCGGCGTGAGGATGATGAACGGGACCGCCGCCTGTTGCAGGGTGAGGAGGATAGGATTCGTCAAGTGCTGGTTCATCGGTATGACTGGTTGTTATTGTTCGACATGGGTATTGAAACCGCCATGCGGATGCGCGAAATGTTCACGATGGATTGGGGGCAGGTCTCCTTGGAAAAACGCACGGTATTTCTGGAGAAGACTAAGAATGGCGACCGGCGGCAGGTGCCAATGTCCAGTACCATCCATGCCGTCCTTGCACAGATAACGAATCAGGAAGGCCGGTTGTTTCCATGGTGGGACGGGGACGTAGTGACAATGGCGAAGACGACCGCCAGATTGAGCCACCAGTGGGCTAGGATTGCCCGTGATGCCGGTTGTGTTGATTTGAGGTTTCATGATTTGCGGCACGAGGCGACGTGCCGACTCTATGAGCGGACGACGCTGAGTGACATTCAGATTGCTAGGATTACCGGGCATAAGTCATTGCTCATGTTGAAAAGGTATGCCAATTTACGGGGTTCCGATTTGGCATTGAGTTTATGGTGATTCAATGGTTATATCGACAGTCTGTATGCCCGCATTTATGACACATAGGCGATGATATGGAATATTCCAATGTATGAAAATAATAATGCTTACGTCTTCTTGCGGCCCTTAGTTCAAATAACCAAACAGACGCTTTTAACAGAAACATTATAATAGGATTGACCCAATGCGGAATTTCATCATTCAGATATTGAACTCGATCATACAAAACCCTTAAAACATCTTGGCAATTAGTCCCAGAATAAACTTCTGATTTTGGTTTTCGCATATATGTTCGTTTAACAAATACTAAAGTTTGAATTTCATCACCATCTAATGATAGTAATTTATAAGCATGGCCATTGTCTAATATTTCCATAAATAATCCTGTATAAAATTAAATAGTTATTATATTCTTTTTTAAATAACTCTTTATCTTGCAATGGTTAATCATGTAACCAATTTGCTAATCTGTTTAAATCTTGATCTAAATTTGCAAGTGCAACGTCTTTAGTTGTACCCATACCCGATGCATAGTTATCGTTAAATCCAGCATCAAACGGGTTTGCTTGTTTAAGTTGTTCTTCACTCATGTTTGAAAAACCTAACAACGCAATCCCACACCTCGCCTCAATTATGCCGTCTGCGTTTGTTTGAAACCATGTTTCAGTTGTTTTAGCTACACCTACATGTCTGCATACAAAAACATTTATCGGTTCTTGATTACTCTGCATAATATTATTTTCGTTCATAAATTTCCCTTGGTTTTACCTAAATAATTATGTTAAAAATTCAACCCCAAACCGTCCTATTCTAAACACCCTGCGCCATCCATTGAGTTCGCTGTAAACGGGATGGTGTTTGCGCTTGTCCACGATGCTTAAGCCTTTGCCGAATACCCTGACCCATCCGCCACCGTCGTATAGGCATAGGCTGAACCATGGGTGGTTGATGGTTAGCGTGTCGTCATTGCCGATGTTCATGAATCAGCGCCTTTCTGCGGTTCTTGCGCTGGGCAAGTTCTACGGGTTTGTTTTTGCTGGCTTCCTTTTCCATGTATTTCAACAGATGCTTGCGGACGAACCTTAAGCCGTTGCCACGGCCACGGCCGAGGTCTTTGGCTTCGATCTGCTTTGCGCTGACCAGCCGCTTCAGCAATGCCATGGAGACCTTGATGGTTTCCGCCGCTTGCCGAAGATTGAGTATTTCGTCTGCATAATTCATTTGACATGCCTCCATGCATGATCCCAAATAAATCGTTCAAAACAATTCATCGGCGCATTGACATCAACCTTGTACCATTTACTTAAAAACAGGTGATAACATAAAAAACATAATATTTTATCGTATCTTTTTTTTATATGGTTCATGGCTTGACGGCCCGTTTCAGGGTGTAGTAGTCATAATAGACGGGGATGTTCAATTCGCCCGCACGTTGGATTTCAGCCAATGTACCCGCCGAGTTTTCATATCCTGGCAACACCAGCACGGCATGGCAGCATTCGAGAAATGCCATGGAATACTCGTAATAGCGGGATTTTCTGATTGTGTCCGAGGGTTTTGTCATCAAGTGAAACAGGAAGTCTGACCATGGGCAAAACGGCGCATAGCCGGCGACAAACAGCCTGGTGGAGACATGCAGCCCGTTGCGGATGTTGTCCAACACGCCGAGGACGTTGTCTGCACTATACGGCCCTGCGACATAGATGCGTTTCATAACTGCCCCTTTTTCAGGTCGCGGTAGATTTTTCGATAAGCGCCGTTGCCGTGCTTGAGCGCAAGCCCCTTGCTTTCGGCGGACAGTGCGGTGTGCAGGGCGTGTTCCGCCGCCTGTTTGCATAGTTTTTTGGCGGTTTTGGCGTTCATGAATCCTCACTTTCCGATTCGGTTAATTCACAAGCCCGCAAACGCGCAATGGCTTGATCAATGGTTTCGGTTATTTCCTTTGGCTCCAATGGCATCTCTGGCAATACACCCGTCCTCCATGCGTTGTAAACGATTAGATTTTGCATAATTTGCTGGAGAGTCATGCCGCCTCCATGTCGGGGATGTCGTTCTCGGCATTTTCGGCTTCCATCAGTGCGATCAAATCCGGCATGGCGTGTTCTTGTTCCGCCGCCTTGCAATAGGCCGCGCCATCAAGGAAATAGCGCGGAGAGAGTTCCACAGCAATCGCTTTGCGGCCTTTTTTGATGGCACGGTACGGCACTGACATGATGCCGCCAAACGGGTCGTAGACGGTCTCGCCGGGGTTGGTGAAGCGTTCCACCACCCTATCAATAATGTCAAATTGGAGTGGGCAATTTTTTACTATGCAACCTTCAGCAGTATAACTTTCATCTTCTTCGACACGAAGATTCCACGTTTCTATTTCCGATGATTCATCACATGACCTAACCTTTTTCCATGCGCCATCATCCAGTATAAATGGTGACCCCTTGGCTCTTTCTTTTATTTGAATATCGAAAGAAACAATATATTCCTGTTTAGTGTTTACCGTCCTTTCTTCGATGACGGTTGTTCCGGCTTTTCGACCAAGGTAAACACTTGCGATTGAACCATAAGCTCTTTGGGCAAGCATTGACAATCCGAGTGCAAGAGTTTTAGATACTGTTGTTGCCATAAATCTTGATCTATTTTCATGATAATGACCATCGCCTGATAAATACCCGTCCAGTAAGCTTTTTGCATATTCTGGTGGCAATGTATAGGCATTAGGTGGAATCCGCTTATTTGAAGCACCACGCCCACAAAGTGATAATGTATCCCTTAATTTAAAATCCTTATCTTTCAAAGTTATCTGAACAGATGATCCTGTATCGTTCAATGAGTTTCCTCCATATACCCCAAGATTATTAACAAGTTCTGTAATCCTGTGTTTTCCACATGATATTACATAACTATCATTTCTTCCTGATATATGCCCATCAGCAATCCATCTTCCCACAACAAACCAATACGCATGATCTTGTACCGATGCATCTTCAATTGGTGGTAGTTTTAAATTAACATAACTTCCTACTGTATTTTTAGATTCTATCCATTCAGGGTCGCGTTTACATGCATCCGTTTTTGAATGGCTTTCGGCCCAAGGAATATCCCTCACAGTCCTTGTCCATAATTTATGGTCTGGTGTAAGCATTATGCCCGGAACCCCATGTGCTTTAACCTGAACAACAGGTTGAACACCTGTGCTATGCGATACCAAAACCTTCCTCCACCTGCCTTTGTGAGTCAGCACATAATCATTATTGGTAACATTTTCAATGGGAATGTATCCTTGGTTTTTGGTCAACACCAAAGAACCTATTGCAAGGCAAAGATGCATTTCTTGGCCCTTGCGCTCTTGCAGCATGTTCAAGGTGCGCATCCGTGCCACGTCGGTCCACACGTCGGGGTTCCACGAGGGCGGTTGCAGCAGCATGAAGGTGACGGGGAGCCTCCCGTGGCCGTCGATGCTCTCGCCGATGCGGACGTGCTGCTCGTAGTCGTAGATGTTTTCAAGGTGGTAATCCCTGAACCATCTGAACATAGTCGTGTGGGGCAAGGATTGCAGTTCTTCGGGTGTCATCATGCGATTTCCGCTGGAACGCCAAAAATCGTGTGCGTCCACCTGCCATCTGGCGCGGCTGTAGCCGGTGCCTTGCAATTCCCTGCCGCCGCGCTTGTGCGGGATGATGCTGCCTTCATTGTCCAGGCAGTCGGGCTTTAGCTTGGTCACCGGCTCGTCGGCATAGGCGTTGCTGGTATCTGTCGGGACTTTACGAAACAATAAAAGGTATTCCGGCATTCCAAAGCCGATCTTGGTACCGTCTTTGCACACTTCAGACCATCCTAGCCGGTAGGTTTGATTGTTTTCCCTGACAACATCGGTGACTATGGTAGCCATTCCCATATAATAAAAGCCGTGTTTTTGGTAGTGTTCGACGCATTTACAGTGAAACGGATAGACAGTCTGGAAGCCCAAGCCGGTCAAGCCACCCGGCACAATCCTATCCTTGACGTGAATCGCGGCTAAACGGCCCGGTTTCAACACTCTGAGCAAATTGGGCGTTAGGAAGTCCATCTGCTCGAAAAAATGCGCGTTGTGGTCGGTGTGGCCGAAGTCGGCAAAGTTCGGGCTGTATTCGTATTGGGTGGAGAACGGCACGGAGGTTAAGATCAGGTCCACGCTGTTGTCGGGCATGGCGGCGGTTTCCACCACGCTGTCATGGTTGACGATTTTAAACTTCTCGCCGCTGACTTCCACCCGCGCCACGCCCATGGCCCTATGCAAGTGGTCCATCATGGCAGCGTCGGAAAGCCCGTATTCATTGATGATTCGTGTCATGTTTTGCACCGTGATGATGTGTTTTTGCCATTTGTCCTCCAGAATCCGGCGTATTTCGCGCTCGGATTCGGTGTAAATCAGGTCAATGCGGACTTTTCCCGTCTGCAAAAACCGATGGATTCGATGGATGGCTTGGATGAAGTCGTTGAACTTGAAGCCTATGCCTAAGAAGATGGCCCAACTGCAATGGCGCTGGAAATTGCAGCCGGAACCGGCAATGACCGGCTTGGCCGCCAGTTCTTGAATGGCACCGTTGGAGAAGTCGATGATCGACTGTTCGCGCCGGTCTAAGTCTTGCGATCCGTACACGCTGGATATGCCGGGGATGGCCTTATCAATGGCCTTGCGTTCCGCCTCCAAGTCATGCCAGATCAGCCTGTGCGCGGATGGGTCAAGGTTGCGAAGTTCCAGCATCTTTTCGATGCGTTTGGGCAGCGAGTCGCGCTTTTCACGCGCCGATTCCACCACGCCGAGGGCTTGCTCTTTGAACAGCAGCCCTTGGCCGTAGAAATTGTGACCGGCGTTTTCATGGTCGTCGGGGATTTCATGCCAATGGATTTCCATTTCCGGCAACTGATAGCCCTCGTCGGGGTGTCCGAGGTCGGAGGGCTTTTGCACGAACAAGCCCCACGAACTGACCCATAGCCAAAACTCATGTTCCTTGTGCTTGTGCAGGGTGAGCTTGTCGGCCTTGGTCGAGTCCCGCTTGAAAAACCGGGTCTTGCCTTGGCTGACATCGGAAACGCCCAAAAACGCGGCATAGGCCAATAGCTCTATGTAGTCGTTGGGCGAGGGCGTGGCGGTTGCCACGAAGCGGTATTGCACCTCGTCGGAGGCTGTCCGCTCGTTCAGGGTTTTTCTATCACCCGCAAACGTTGCCATGAATTCGCGGAAGGTCTTGGTGCCGCCAAACCCCCTTAAACAAGATGCTTCGTCCAAACTGGCGACGATGAACTGGCGCGGGTCCATCTTCTGGTCGCGGATGGTTTCGTAGTTGGTCAAATAGATGCCGGTGTCCCCTGCTTCCCCAATCCGCCGGATGAATTTGACCGTCGTGCCAAGCATCGCCGCGTCGCGCATAAACTCTTGACGCACACCGAGTGGCAATACGATCAGCCCGCGCCCGTGGTTGCCAAGTTCTGCCAATTTTTTCAAGGTCAGCCGCACCACTTCCAACTGCACGACGGTTTTGCCCAGTCCGAAGCTGGAGAAGTTGGCGCAGCGGCCCTTGCGCACCATCCAGCGGATGGTGTCGCGCTGGTGCGGCTTGCAAATTGCGTTGATTTCGTCGTCGGACACGTCAAAGCCATGTTCGCCTGCCAGTTTGACCTTGGCCTTGAGGAAGGATTGATAGCGGGTTAGCAAGTCGTTCATGGTCACAGCTTCATCGGCATGACTAAGTATTTCGCCTCCGCGTTGCCGGGTTGTTCGATCAGGCAAGCATTGAGCGTGGCGGGCAACGACAGGGTGATGGTCTCGGTTTCAACGGCATTAATGGCTTCGAGCAGATAGGACGGGTTCATGCCGATGGATACGTTGCCGCCTTCCAATTGGCAGTCAACAAACTCTTGCGCGTCTTCGTTGTTCAGCGCCATGGACAGTTTTATGCCGTTCTCGTCCACTTGCATTTCCAGCCCTGATGCGCGGCTTTCCGACATCACGGAGACGCGGTTTAGCGCGTCTTTCAGATTTGCTGTGTTGACCGTGATTTGATGCGCCATGTCGCGGGGCATGACCCTGTTGATGTCGGGGAACCGTCCGTCGATCAGCTTGGCGGTAAAGCCAAACCCCGGCGTTTCCAGCCCGAAAACGTTATCCCCGAATAGCATGGTGACCGGATCGGGTACCTCTTTGAGCAGTTTAACCAGTTCCAAAACGCCCTTGCGTGGCAATATACATTGTCTGTCACTCCCTGGGTTTTCATCCAAGTAAGTTGTATACAAAGCCAACCGGTGGCCGTCTGAGGAAACACACTTAAAGGCTTTGCCGTTCACGTCCAGCAACATGCCGTTGAGGTAGTAGCGCACGTCACTGATCGCCATGGCGAATTGGGTCAGGCCCAAGGCGCGTTTTAGCAACTGGCCGTCAATTGTCACGCTGTCCTTCATGGATCCTCCGTCGAAGGCTGGGTAGCTGTCGGCGGGGAGCGTCCCCAACTGGTAGCGGGACCGCCCGCTTTTGACCAGTGCGCGGGTGTCCTGCCCGCCGCCGTTGAGTTCCACCGAGACCGGCGCGCCGTCAGGGAGCAGCCGGACGATGTCCAGCAGCTTCTTGGCGGGGAGGGTGACGGACCCGGCCTGTTCGGTGTCCACCGTGGCAGAGGCGGTCATTTGGATTTCAAGGTCGGTGCCGGTCAGGGTCAGTTTCCCCCCGTCCAATTCCATGAGTACATTGGACAGGACGGGCAGGGTTTGGCGCTTTTCGATGACCCCGGAAACCCGTTGAAGGGGTGCCAGCAGGGCTTCGCGGGTGGTTGTAAACTTCATATCTATCCTATTTTGTCAGTCAGGCTTGCCGGTCTCTTCGATGGCTTGCACCAGTTCGGTTAGCATGTCCGAGGTGTCGGCCATGAAAGCGCCGTTGTTTAGATGGGTCAGCAGTTTGTTAAGCGATGCCATGGTTGACCTCCCGTTGGATTTGTTTGAGTGTGCCCGCCTCCCAGCCGTCGTTCCAGTCAAGGTATCCGGCGGTGTCGGGGATGTGTGGGTTGTCGTTTTGCGGCTGGCCGTTCTGTCCGGCCATGAAGCCGTCGCGCCAGGTTGGGTTTTTCAGTTCGGTCATGGTGTTTGTCCGGTTGGTTAGGGTGTGATAAGATTAGTACTAACTGTTCTGTTTTGTCAAGTACAATTGGTACAGATTTTTTTAAAAGGCACAAAAAAACCCGCAAAAGCGGGCTTTAATCAATCGAAAATGAGGTTAAATCATGTCAGAGCAGTTGGAAGACGATGTTTATAGTGGCGATTCCAGCCATTTAATGCTTAAAAGAGCCTCCGGTGCTTTCCTCTTTAGTGATGACGTGGACTTTTATATATCAGGCGAACCATCATCAAGCCCGTTAAGGAAAGCTACATTTCAGGAATTGTTTAGTGATGAAGTGGACGAGTACCCCGGTCACTAGCCATTTGGCAGCAAGTCGCTATTGCGCCTTGCCTTGCTGGGTGAATGCGCTTTCCTTACCGCATTCCTGGCAAGAAAAAATGCTTTGCTTAATCCCCACAACCCCAAAAATGGGGTCAAGATCGCTCCTGGTTCTGGTGAGCTTGGCGCTTCCGCAATGGTCACACACATATCCCAGAGGATTGCTATTATGACTTTCCAAGAGTTTTTGTTCGATCTGTTTTTCGAGTGCCCGCCTTTGCTGCTCAGACTCCTCCAGCTTCACTTTGAGAATCGCATTCTCCGCTTTCAACGCTTTATTCTCCGTTTCAATGTCGATAATTTTTTCACGAAGCACCGCCGATAGCGGAATATCCTTCAACAAGTCCAGAATGCCCATTATGTCTCCTGTTGTGTGCCTAATGTGTCAGTTAATAGCTTAGCCTTCCCCGTTGGCCGCTTTCAATTGATCGGATTCAGGTTGCGCCGTAGCGCACAGCAACGCCCATCGTTCCATAGACCGGCGATCATCTTCGGTGCATTGTTTGACGTTTTCCAGCAAGGCACGGTCACGCGGTCCAAGGTAAACCGGGGCAGCGTCGTTAATGCCTAGTTCGCCCACAATCCTTTTTTGACCCCTGCCGGTCAATAGCCAATCCATTGAGACATTGCCCCAAACTGCCATTTTGATGATCTTGTCAGTGGACGGGAACGATTCCGCTTCCAGCCATTTGCGGGCACCCCTTTGCCCAACTCCAAAAATACGGCCAAGCTCCACTTGCCTGCCTTTTTGCTTAAAAGGCAGTTGCATTTCGTCGCAAACTTGATTGAGCCTTTCAGAAAAGGCTTTTAATTCATCACTTTGTTCCATCCAAATAGGATGGCGCAAATTAAATGAACAGTCAGTGGCAAAAATAACTTGCATAATCAGAATATTTAGTACTAATCTATTGTCGTTTCCATATGACTAATTATAGCAATTTAATGAACCAACAGTTCAAACCAAAAAAGGGGCCAAGGGTCAAAATAAAGCCCCCCCTTGAAAACAATTTAATGAGGCGGGTTTTTAAGATCATTAGTGCCAATGCATTGGCACAACAGCTAGGGTTGTCTCAAAAAGGCGTTTACAAATGGATGGCAAACGGACTCCCCAGCACCGAACTGACCGGCGACACCACGTGGGCCAAGCAAATCGCCGAGGCGACGGATAACCAAGTCACCGAGGAGGAATTGCTGGCGTGGTCGTTCCCCAACCGCCCGCCGTGCGCTTGCCAACAGGTAGGGTCGGTGCCTGTGATTGAAGAACGCCGCCAAACCCCCGACCGCCGATCAGTCTAAAAAAAAAGAACATGAAACCACTCTTCGCATTCGTCCAAAAAACAGGTCTGCCCAAAGGCGTACTCTACCGCGTATCCATTCGGGGCGGGGCTTATGACCGCACCAAACCCCTCAATGGAGAGCATCCTGAATTCATCAACCGCTATTCCGGTCTACTGATTGAACGCTATCGGATGAATGGCGAAGAGGTCGCAGTGGACAAGGTTTACAGTGCCAAGAACTTCTGGCGAACCGCAACCCGTCAATATGCCTCCGAGGTGTATTTCGAACGGCATGGCTGGTATGCCATCGAAGCGGACGGCTACCGCAGGATGGACCCATGAAAGACCATAAAACCCGCATCATCGGGCTGGCCGGGCCGCGGCATTCCGGCAAGGGCAGCGTCTACCGGATTTTGAACGATACGCAGGGGGCCATGGAATACGCCTTTGCCACGCCGATAAAATTGGCGATATGCACGTTTTTAGGCGTGGACATTGCCTGGCTGGAGGCTAACAAGGACAATGTGGCCAACTTGCACGGCACGGATTGGGACATTCGGAAACTGCATTTGGACATTGGCGATTGTTTGCGGGCGCATGACGATTTGGTGTTCGTCAACCGGCTGATGGACAGGGTGTTGCACCGCGTCCAGGAGTCACAGGGCAAAACGCTGGTCATAACCGACGTGCGGCGGCCGCCCGAGGCGGCGGCGGTGCGGCAGATGGGCGGGGAGATATGGCACATCCGCAGGCATGGCACCGGGGATGGGCCGCATGATTCCCATGAGGTCGAATCTTATTTTGACGATCTGGTGCAGGTGGCAGACAAGATCATCGTCAATGACCGTGATTTTGCGTCGCTGTACGTGAAAGTCATGGCGGCTTTTGGCACTCCGATAGCGGAAGCTGCCTAAGCCATGACGAACGCGCAATTCAAGCCTGTCATACCGATCCCCGACGGCACCCCCTCGCCGCCGACTTCGCACACACACCGGGGCGAGCCTTCCAAACGATACCCCTACTATTTTGACGATGGAGCCTTTGCGGGTTGGGTGTGCGAGTTTTCGGATTCGCACGGTCAGCCCGTTTTTTTGCCGTTGTCATGGTGTCAAAATTCACAACCGCCGCATGAGTTGATGTGGCGCTGGCAAGCATTCATGGATCCTAGGCCGTTGTATGGCTTGATGGACTTGGGGGGCGGGTTGCTGGACTCGGGTTTTGCCGTTCCCGTGATCGTGTTCCCCACCGAGAGGGATGCCGATATTGCCCGTGAAGCCCTGTCTTGTGTGGCATTGGATGGGGTGACTATACACATCCCCTGCCTGTCGTGGCCGGGCGGGCCGCTGTGTGCGCTCAAGGCTGACTGGTCCCCTTTGCGCAACCGCCCGGTGTGGGTGTGGCCTGGATATTCCGCCATGCGCAAGCGGCTGACGAAGCTGGAGGAGGAATCCGGCGAAAGCCCCGAGTCCAAGCCGTTTTTGCAGCCGTTGCGCCAACCCGGATGGGTGGCCGCCGCGAAGGTCGCGGACGTGCTGACGCAGAACGGTTGCGAAACGCAGATCATGACCCTGCCGGAACCGGGCGTATACCGCGCCGGATGGGGGGTTTCCGATGTGATCGGGACGGACGGTTTAACCGGACAATTACTGTTTGATTTCATTCGTACACGGATGAATGCGTTTTATCCTTCCAAAACTGGCACGGACAAGCCCGGCAAGGCCGCAGATTTGCCAGTGGAGGGGCTTTCTACCCCACAACAGGCTTGCGCCATGCCGGATAAAAACAACCCGCAAAGCGAAAATGCGGGCGCGAATCCCGCTGGCGCGGGCCGTGTGGAAACCGGCGAAGATTGGTCGTGGCTGGCACAATTGAAAGGTGGCAGGGATTCGCCTCTTGATTGCCGGGAAAACATACAACGGTTTTTACAGCATCACCCCGAATTAAGGGGAATTGTTTGGGCCGATGAGTTCGCCCGTACCATCGTCATGCGCAAGCCCGCGCCATGGGTTAGCCATGACGGGTTTCAGGAGCGTGTATGGGAGCAGTTGGACAGTTTTGAATTAGGCGACTGGCTCTCTCAAAGGGCCAATTTGCTATGTCGCAGCATGGACCCGATAAATCAGTCTTTGGCGTGGAACGCGGGGAAGCACCGTTATATCCCTCCAAAGGACTATTGCGATTCGCTGCAATGGGATAAAGTGGAAAGGCTTGATACTTGGCTGAATCAGTATCTAGGTGCGGAACTAAACGACTATACCAAACTAATAGGAAAACTGTGGTTTATTGGCATGGTAGCCAGGGCTTACAAGCCTGGGTGTACTAATCGGTTTATGATTATCTTCCAAGGCAAGCAATACATCG